TCGAGACCAGGGACTCCTCGACGCCGCGCATCGAGACCAGGGACTCCTCGACGCCGCGCATCGAGACCAGGGACTCCTCGACGCCGCGCATCGTGACCAGGGGCGAGTCGGACATCGTCGTCACAGCCCACGACTACGTCAACGTCCTGGCCACCGGCCCCATGACCATCAACGCCGGCCCAAACGTCACCATCCGCGCACTCGGCGCGCAGCCCGTCGTCAACGGCGGCGCCCTGACGCAACGTGTGCCGCTCACAACCGAGCCCGCAGCCGTCCGCAACATGCTCACACGCATCGAGACCCACCCCGAGGAGTGGGACCAGAGCACCTGGGCCGTTGAGACCGCATGCGGCACCAAATACTGCGCCGCCGGTCACGCGCTCCTCACCGTCGACGCCCGCATGAACATCGAAGCGTCCACGGTCGAGGTGGCGTCGCTGCCCGAGCGGCTGCGTTCCCGGTTCATCCGCGAGCACGTCGCCATCGCGGCCGGTGCCCGCGCAGTACTCGGCCTGGACGAGTCGACCGCCGACCGGCTGTTCAACGGCAGCAACAGCATCGACCAGCTACGTGAGCTGGTGGAGGAAATCTGCGCGGGCGCCGAACCCGAGACACCCGCCGCCGTCGCCACGGACGCCCAGCCCTAGCCGAATGCCGGGGCCGGCCGTACCCAACACGACCGGCCCCGGCCCACCAATCCCACCACGACAGGACCCTCATGACCGACCAGGCCACTACGACCCCCGCCGAGGACCTCACCAGGCACCTCAGCATCGCACTCGCGATGATCGCCGACGCCATCACCGACGCAGAGCAGGTGTCGACCGCCGACGCCGCCTACGACGGCGCCGAAGGCGACGACATCATCGACCACCTCCACGCCGCAGCCCAACGGCTCCGCGCCGCGGCGGCACTCCACCAGACGCTGGCCGCCGTCCCGGCCGACACGCCCGAGGCCCGCACCGCACGGTACGTCGCCGCCACGTACTGCCCGGACTGCAACTGCCCCAAGGTCAGCCTCGCCCACGCCACCAACTGCCTCAGCGCCGCCCCGGCCGACGCGACTGCGAGCCCGGCATGACGACCGCCACGCTCCCGAAGACGCCGCGCCCCGACGGCACCCCCACCCCCCACGAAATCGCCACCCTCTGCCACGCCGTCAACCGTGGCGGCATCCCCGAAGCCGCCCGCCACCTCAACCTCACACCCGCCACCGTCCGCCACCGCCTCCGCCGCGCCTACGCCAAGTACGGCGTCCCGAACATGGCCCGCGCCGCACTCGCAGCCCTCGCAGCCGGCCACGTCCGCCTCTACCGCGACGGCACCATCGCACCCGTCCGACCCGACGAATCACGAATCGCGAATCGCGAATCGCGATGAACGCCACCACCACCGAGCGCCCACACGGCTACGCCCGCTACAAGCTCGACGGCTGCCGCTGCTACGTCTGCGGCTTCGCCGTCTCCCAGTACAACGACCAGCGCGAACGCTCCATCGCCTACGGCACCTGGCAGCCGTTCGTCGACGCCGAACCCGTCCGCGCCCACCTCAAAACCCTGAGCGAAGCCGGAATCGGCCGCCGCCGCGTCACCGAGCTCACCGGCGTGTCCGGCAGCACCCTCAAGAAGATCCTCTACGGGCGTCCGGGAGCCGGCTGCGCCCCGACCGCCCGCATACGACCCGAGATCGCCGCGAAGATCCTCGCCGTCGGCCCGTCACCCGACGCGCTCGCCGGCCACGCCCTGGTCGACGCCACCGGAACCCTCCGCCGCCTACAAGCCATGATCCGCCGCGGCTGGCCGCAGCTCCACCTCGCCGCCCGCCTGGGCATGACGCCGCAGAACTTCAGCACCATGCTCGGCTTCAACCAGGTCACCGCAGCGAAGGCACGGGCTGTCCGCGACCTGTACCAGCGGCTCCAGAACGCCGACCCCACCGACCACGGCGTGAGCGCCCACAGCCGCGTCCGCGCCGCCAACTACGGCACCGCGCACGGCTGGCCGCTTCCGGCGATGTGGGACGACGACGCCATCGACGACCCCGCCGCGCACCCGGACTGGACCGGCGAGTGCGGCACCGAATACGGCTACCACCTGCACTACTCCCGCCGTGTCCTGCCCGCCTGCCAGCCATGCCGCGACGGCAGGGCAGCCGCGGCCACCGCCCGACTCGAAAGCAACCCATGATGAGCCCCAACCCGACCACCGAGCGATACATCACCGGCATCCGCGACAACCACCTCGCCTCCACCGCCGGGGCCAACGCCGCGAGCATCAAGCAGCAAGACCAGGTCCTCACCACCGCCATCACCGGCCTCCGCGAAGGACTCCCGCCGGACATCAACGACGCCACCCTCGGTGAAGTCCTCATCCACGTCTCCGTCGAGATCTCGGCCCTCGCCGGGGCACTGGAACAGCGCGGCTACCCCGCCGACCAGATCCCCAACATCCTGATCAACGTGCTCGGCCTGGCAGGCGTACGCCTGTACGTCGGAGCCGAAGCGACCGGAGCGCACCCGCGATGACTGACGACCTGATACGCGGAATCCTCGAGACTGGCATCGTCGACGCCTACAAGCTCGGCGTCCAGTCCGCCAAGAAGTTCCCGACCGTCACCATCCTGCGATGGATCTGCCCCGTCTGCGACGGCGACGGCACCTGGTCCGACGGCCGATGCATGCACTGCGCAGGCAACGGCCTCACCAACGACGTCGCCGGCTGGGACGAGTCCGAACTCAAGCCCGCACCGCGGCCACCCGCGCTCATGACCCGGCCCTGCGCCGACTGCGCCTACCGGCCCGGCTCGCCAGAGCAGGAATCCGGCTCGGTCAAGCTCCCCACCGACGAGCCGTTCTACTGCCACCACGCCATGCCGCTCATCCGCGGCACCTACGTCCCGACCGCCACCATCGGCGAACTCCCGCTCGGCGCGATGCTCTGCGCCGGCTGGTGGGCCCAGGCGACCGGACAGCCCGCACCCGACAAGCCCTACCGCGAGCCCGCCGACCGACCCGAAACGGACCGACCATGACCCTCACCTTTGCCGAACTCAACGCCGAGTGGCACCTCGGCGACGATTCGATCGCCGCCAAGGCCCGCAAGGCACTGGCTAGCGCCAACGTGACCCCGTCCGTCGCCGCGGCGATGACACCCAAGCAGCTCGCGGCCATCCCCGGCATAGGCACAACCCGCCTCGCCCGCGTCAAGGAATATCTGCGGCTCTGGGCCACGACCGCCGCGAAGGAGAGCAAAGCCAAAGCGCTGGAAGCCGCGAAGCGGCTGCCCGACCACTGCGGCGCCTGCGGAGGACGACGCGCCACAGCCGCACGCAACGTCGTCAGGGACGTGGCCGGCCACTACCGGGCCGTCGCGCAACCCGGCGACCCGCGACCGGACCCGTGCCAAGCCTGCGACCAGCACCACGCCAACCTCGTCACCAACCACGCCGCAATGATCGGAGCCTGACATGCCCGAGCCGATGAAGCCGACCGACGTACCCGACGAGCTCGCGCGGACCGCCGCCGAACTGCTCCGCGAAAACGGCCTCTGGGGCGCCTGGGAGCCGGAACAGACCGAGGAGGAGGTACGCGGGATCCTCGCCGCCGTCCTGCCGCTCCACGAGCAGCGGGTACGCCAGGCCATCGCCGCCGAGTTGGCGAAGCTCACCATCCCGTGCGGCACGCACCGCGACCGGTCCGCCTTCGACACCCGCTGCGCGAGCTGCCAGCGCTACACCGCGCTCATCGGCGCCGGTCGGCTCGTGCTTGGCCAGGACGGCGCCTGATGCCGCACACGACGCGCGAGTGCTCCCGCCCCGCCTGCAAGGCCCGCATCCCCCGCAGCCGGTACGCCTGCACGCCCGACTGGTTCGCACTCCCGAAGGAGATCCGCGACCGGATCAACAGCGCCTGGCGCACCGGCGGACCCGCGGCCATCCTCACCGACGCCTACCGCGACGCCACCGCAGCAGCGCAAGCCTGGTGGGAGGGACGCGATGCCTGAACCGACATCCGACACCGCGACCACCGGCCTGATGCGCGTCCCCCTCGACGAACGCACCGAAGCCATCCGAGCCCACTACGACAAGTTCGGCTTCAGCGGCCCGACCGACCTCGACCGCGAGCGCGACCAAGTCATCGGCCACCTGCTTGGCGAAGTAACCAACCTTCGCGAGCGGTTGGCCACCCCAGCGTCCAATCCGACACCCGACATCTCGGTCGACCGCGACAGCGACGAGCGGCTGTCCGACGAGAACCTCGACGCGCACCGGATCTCCGCCTCCATCCAGGCTGCGATCCGGCGGCTCCGCGCCGAGCGCGACCAAGCGATCGCCCACGACCGGCGGCCCTTCCCCACCGCGTGGGCCTACGAGCAGGCATGCGCCGCACTTCATACCCAGCGGGCCCGCGCCGAGAAGGCCGAGGCCTACCTCACGGATATCGCCGCGATGGCCACGCAGTTCCAGGCCAGCTGCACAGCCGAAGCCGCCCAGCTTCGCCTCGAACTCGCGTTCCTGTACGGCATCAGCAGCGTGGAACGCGAGACGCAGTGGGCTGCGCTCGCCGAAGACGGCGAGCTCACCCGGATCACCGAGTGGGAGGCGACCGATCCCGCCAAGTGGTCGCCGGCATACCAGCTTGTCTCGCGACCCGTCGTCCCCGTCGGCGACTGGCAGCCGACCGAATCGCCGACGAGGAAGACGCCCGGCTGCGACGACATCACGGAGCCGCCGCGTGAGTCCTGACGAGATCTTCGACTTCAGCCCCGTCGCCCTCATGGCCGGCTGCGCCGTGTACGCCCTCGCAGCCCTGGCCCGCTACATCCTCCGCCGACGGAAGGCGCCGAAATGATCGCCCTCGCGCTCATCGCCTCCGGCGCGACCCTCTGCGGCCTCGCCCTGGTCCTACGCATCACACGGAGCCCGCGATGACCCGACCCGACGGCGAACCACGCCACCCCGCAGGACGCTTGTGCGGGTTCGCGCTCGCCCAACTCGCGGCCCTCGCGGCCGTCCTCATCGCCCTCTGGAGCAGCCGATGAACACCCTCGCCGTCCTCGCCGCGGCCGCGCTCTGCCTCAAGGCCCTGCACGAGCTCGCCAAGAGCAGCCGGGCGAAAGCCGAGAAACGACGCGCGGCCATCGTCGACTTCCTCGCCGAGAACCCCGACGGCGCCACCGTCACCGCCATCAGCGAAGCGGCCGGGCACCAGCCCGGAACGATCTTCGTCGACCTCGCGCGCCTCGAAGCCAACCGGCACGTCACCTCCTGGTGGGTGCCTTCCCAGCCGCCGCCAGACGGCACGCCGCGCCGCCGCTACTACGGGCTGGCCAAGTCACGAAGCACCTGGAACGGCAAATGAGCCGCCGCCGCACCATCCGCGCCCTGTGGATCACTAGCCTCACCATCGGAATCGCCTTGCGTAGATCACACCCGGTGTTCGAGCTAGTCTTCGTCGCCCTCGCAGGCCTCGGCGCGACGTTCGACGAACCAGGCCATGACGATGGCTAGCCGCCCCGTCCCGGCCGAGGACATCATCGCCGCCACGCTACGCCTCCTCGGAGTACCCGGCCCCGAACTCGCCGCCAAACGCGTGATCATCGACCTCGCCGGCCACGGCTACCCCCTCGAACACCGGCCGCCCGCGCCCCAGCGGTGCAGCATCCACACCGGCACAACACTCCAGGGCGGCATATGCCCGTCCTGCGGACCGAAGGACTGACATGGCCTCCCCGATGTCCTGGCTGCGCAGCCAGCGCACCGCCCCCGCACCCATCCCCGCGCCACGGGCGTCCGAACCGGCACCCATCCCGGCGCCGAGGGCACCCGAGCCGGTGACGTACCCGCCAGCGCTCACCGCCCGCTACCGACTCGACTGCGGCTGCTTCGGCCGCTACAGCACCTGCCGATGCCCCGGCAGCACGAAAGGACGCTGATGATCACAACCATCGACTGGGCCGCAGTCCAGCAGGCGCTGCAACCCGCCGACGCACTCACCCCCGGCGAAGCCCTCGCAGCGCTCGTCAACGCCGCCCACGTCACCAACTACCAGCTGTGGCAGTTCTCCCGCGAACACCCCGCCGTCGCGGGCGTCGGCGTCCAGGTCCACGCGGCCGTCGCCTACGACCACATCGAACGCGCACAACGCCACGTCACGACCGAAGGAGGATCATGAACACTCCTGCCGACCGTATCCGCGCGTTCCTCGCAGCCTGGGACGGCTACGACGACCTCGACGGCTACGTGCCGTGCCCTGACGGACATGCCGTCAGCATCACCGTCATCGCAGGGACTTGCGTCGATACCGCCACCGGCGAAGACCCGAGTCCGGAAGCCGGATACGACCGGCTATACCTGACGTTCTCCGACCTGCGTGCGTTGCTGGCCGAGCGGGACGCCCGCGTCGACTTCGCCGAGTACGCCGTCTTCACCACCGACGGCGGCACGACCCTGATCCAGCACGCCGTGGACGGCTGCAACCTGACAGAGCCCGACATCGGCGAGCCCGGCGAGACCGACACCCTCGGCGGACTCACCGCCATCGCCATCCGACACCACACGGAACGCCACACCCACCCGCAGGGCATCATCACCGTCCCGGCGGAGTGGAAGCCCGAGGAGGTCGCCGAGTTCAGGCGCCGCTGGGACGAAGAGTTCGCCGGGCGTCACGGCGCTGTCGAGATCCGCACCGGGCCCGAGACCGGAGGGCAGCCGACGTGACCGTCACCAACACCGCCCACCTCAAACCCGGCGAATACATCTGCGTCCGCACCACCGGCCCCGCCGCAGCACTCATAGCACTGGTCACCCGGTCCAGGTACACCCACGTCGCGATCGTCGCCGAACTCGGCTTCGCCATCGAGGCCGAGCCCGGCGGCGTCCGCCTCGCGAGCCTCACCGAGTACGACGGCTGCCTCATGATCTGCAACGCGGCGGAGCCGACCACGATCACACAGCGCGCCGCCGTCCTGGCCTACGCCACCGCGCAGCTCGGCCAGCCGTACAACTGGGATGCCGACCTCGTCGACGGCCTGGAGCACCTCGGCTGGCGCTGGCGATTCCTCACGCGGTTCGCCAAGGGCCGCAAGGCCGTGATGTGCTCCCAGCTCGTCGCGGCCGCAGGAGTCTCCGCAGGGCTCGCCGGCTGGCAGTGCGGCAAGCCCACCGCGTCCGCGGTCGTGCCGGGCGACCTCGCGGCACGCATCGAGAACAGGGCTTGGTGACGATGGGCGGCCACATGCTTCGCGTCTTCGCGGGAACCACCACGGGCGGACTCCTGGGCCTGTTTGTCGCGGCGAACTGGCTCGACCCCAAGGCTGTGATGGCGGGCGTCGTCATCGGCGCCGCCAGCGTCATGGTCGGTTTCGTGTGCGGCATCACCTGGGCCGACAGTGCCGACCGCCGAAAGGCGGCTCGGAGCTCGAGCCCGAGAGGATGATGAGCACATGACCGAGACCACGCAGCCCAAGCCCACTTTCCAGGCCATCCCGCCGCACGTCTGGACACGCCCCGCCGGAATGCCCGACGTCGAGATCTACCACGAGGAGGTCGGCGCCATCAACGTCGCGATCCGTCGCGTGCCCGGCGTTGCCGTGATGAACTCCGGCGGCGCACTGCCCCAGGGTGACCCCGGGATTGAGATCCCGTGGAATCAGCCATGACCGAGACGCGCGCCTTTCCCCTCGCCGACGTCCTCAGCATCACCACCGGCAAGCTCCTGTCCCGCCGGAAGATGGCAGGCACCTGCGACGTCATCGTGTGGCTCACCCGCACCGCCCCGTTCCCCCGCTTCATGGACGAGCCGACGTGCCGTCGCCTCCTGGCCGCCACCGCCGAGGCCCGGCAGCTCGTCACCTCCCAACGCCCGTGGCTTGCCGAACTCCAGCCCCCGGGCGGCATCGACGCCGCCGACCTGTACTTGTGGCTGCTCGCCGCCGAGACCGCGTACGGCGAGAAGATCACCGTCACGCGAGAAGGGGCCATGCTCTCCGCCGCCGCGTCCGCCGCAGCCCTCGCCACGATCGTCGGGAGCGCCACGAGAGCCACGCTCGAACTAGTGGAAGCGCTGAACACGCCGATCGAAGGAGACTAAGGACCATGACGAACCCAGACCTCATCCCAGCCAAGCTGTCAGACGGATCCTTCACCCAGACCTCGGGGCCGACCCTTCCGCCTGTACTCGCCGCCGCGCTCAACGCTCCTCGCGACGCCGTGGCGCACCCATGCGGCCACCCCGACGGCTGCACCAACACGGCAACGCACCAGTTCGGCCGCGACGCCACCCTCCTGGAGGCCGAGGCCCACTGGACCGCCGTCGAAGGCAACATCCGCGCCAGCAACGACGGCCACCCCGCAGTCGAGTACGTCGCCGACCGCACCGACACCGTCACCATCGCCGAACACCGCTGCGACGACCACGGACACCCGCTGTACCTGGAGGCCAAGGCGCGCGAGGAGACCGGCGATGTCTAGGGGACGGAGGCTCTCCCGGACCCTCCGCGACTACCTCGGCCGAGGCAGGAAGCGACGCGCCTGGCGGTGCCCGTGCTGCGGCGTGGGCCACGACGACCTCCCCGACGGGCATGTGCTGCGAGGGCGCCTCGACGGCACCGCGTACTGCACTACCGCCAACCCGCGCCAGATGGGCGGTAGCCATGGATGAGCCCGACGACACCACCGCGCCCCAGCCCACCCAGCAGCAGCCCGAGGGCATGCTCACCCCGATGGCCGCGATGTCCTGCCAGCTCCACGAGTGGTACGAGTGCCACCTGCGCGCAGGCTTCAGCGAGGCGCAGGCGCTGTACCTCGTGTCGGTGCAGATGTGCGGCGGAGCGAGGCCACCGGGATGAGCGACGAGTTTCCGGTGAAAGTCCGCCGCGCCTGCCCGCTCGAATCCTGCGACTGGCACCACGACGAGCCGGATCACCGTCGCGACTCGAACCTGCTCTCCGGCCTGCCCGAGCTCGATCGGGCAGCGATCGCCGCAGCAGGTGGCGACGTCGTCTTTGCGGCCCTGCTCACCGACTACGCGCGGGTCGAGAAGATCCTGCGTGAGCACTTCTCGACGCATCTGCTGGAGGATTGGGTGCTCGAGGTCGTCCGGCTGCGCGAGCACATCCGCAGGCTCACACCGGGAGGCTGGTGATGAGCGACAAGCCCTACGCCACGGGAGGCTTCGTCCCTGGCCCCGGCTCGCCGGACGCCCCGCCGCCCATCGAGCTCACCGGCTGCGACTTCGGCGCCGTCACGGCCAACGTCGCCGAACGCGCCAAGGCGGCCAGTGACGGCCAGCCCCTTCGACTTCTGACGGCCAGCCCCTTCGACTTCGCCGGCGCAGTCCTCAGCATCGGACCGGACGGCCCCGACATCCCGGTGACGGACGTCGAGCTGGACGCGACGTGGAATCTGCCTCCGGGACCAGTCCTCGCCGAAAGGCTCCCCGAGGTCAACTTCACGTTCCGCGCTGAGGGTATCGACAAGTTCATCGAGGTCATGTCGCAGATCGCGGCCAGTCTCATGCGCTTCGCAGAGCCCTGCTCCTCCCGTCCCGCACCGTTCCCGGCGGCCCGCGACTACCGCCGCCGCACCAAGCACCGCAACCGGAGGAGACGATGACCGAACCAGTCCTACCCGGCAAGCTGCGCAAGTCAGTCCCCGTCGAATCGGACGGCACTGTCAGCATCCAGGTCCCGCTCTGGTGGAACAGCCCTGAGCGTGGCTCGCCCGGATGGCACAGCGCCGCCCCAGGCAGCACGCTGACGCTCAACCTCCGGGACGTGGACGTAATGGCCGTCCGGCCATCGGCGTGGCTGCGGCCCGCTGAATGGCTCCGCACCAAGCACCGCCGCAGAAGGGCACGCCGATGATCGACCTGTACGCCGCGATCCGCGCGAAGCTCGACGCACACCCCCACGTCGGCACCAACGAGTCCCAGCGCGCGGCCGAACTCAACACGTGGATCGACCTCGCCATCGACTTCATCCAGGCCGACCTCGACCAGCACAAGCCCGACTACTGCGGCGGCCAAGCCGAATACGAAGAACGCGACGAGAAGGCCTTCGACAAGGACGGCAAGCACCTCGGCTACATCACCGTCCGCAGCGACACCCCCAACCCGCCGGACTGGTGCGACACCTGCTCCGAGCACACCCCGTGCCGCCACGTCCGCGACCTCGCGGCCAAGCTGGGCATCTATCAGTGGCTCGGCGCCACCGACCCCGAACCCCCCGCCGGGACCCTCGTCGTCAACGAGTCCGGCGTCCACTGGTCCCGCGTGCCGTGGCTCGGCCCGGTCGGATGGCTCCGCGCCGACGACGAGGGCACGGCGGTCGGCGACCCCGAAATGTGGGTGACGATCGCACGCGACCACGGGCCGGTCCGAGTCGTTGAGGCGACCGATGCCTGATCTCGATAGTGCGATCCGCGAGCGGCTTGCATGGCGAGTCGAGGGTGCCGACCCCAATGACCTTGATGCCGTGATCGTCAAGGAACTGGTTGGCGCGTTGAGCGCCGTCCTCGATGTTCATCATCCGGAACCGGAGACCGGCCCCTTCGCTCACAGCTACTGCCGCGAATGCCACGAGGGCGGACCGGGCTATGAGGCCGAACAGGTGCCGTACCCATGCCCGACCGTCCTGGCCATCGCCGACAAGCTCGGGATCTACACGCCACCCAGCCCAGCACCCGACCAGCCGTAGGAGCCTGCGATGCCACTGCCCGGCAACATCACCACCATCACCGTCACCGGCACCTACCAGACACCCCTCGGCGCCGCACTCACCGGCACCCTCGCCTTCACCCCCAACGTCCCCACCCTCGCCGACTCCGCCGGAGCCGACTTCATCATCGGCCCGATCATCGTCGACCTCGACCCCGCCGGACACTTCAGCGTGACGCTGCCCTGCACCGACAACACGACGCTGTCGCCGTCCGGCTGGCTGTGGCAGATCACCGAGAACATCACCGGACACGCCACCCGACCGGCGTACCTCGTCGCCCTCCCGCACACCCTCGGCGCCACCGTCGACCTCGCCACCGTCGTCCCACAGAACCCGAGCCCCGCGTACTCGACCTTCTACGGCGTCCTGGGCCAGCCCAACACCTGGACCGGCACCAACAACTTCACCGCCGCCGAAGTCACCGTCGCAGACCCCGTCAACGCGCTCGACCCCGTCAACCTCGAATACTTCAACTCCCACGGCGCCGGACTCACCTACGGCTCACCCGGCGCCTCCGCTGTCGGCGACACCATCGCCGCCGGAACCTCGACCAACGTCTCCCGCGCCGACCACCGCCACGGCCGCGAAGCCTACGGCGCCCCCACCGCACAGTTCGCCTACGGACTCGCCTCCGCCGCCGGGACGGCCACCGCCGACGCCCGCGCCGACCACACCCACGGCACCCCGTCCCAGACCGACCGCGAAGCCCTCATGCTCGGCCTCGCCGCCCAGCCCTTCCCCCCGCACGCCGTCAACCACGTCGACCTCGGCGCCACCTCCGGCATCCTCATCGCCATGCTCATCCGCCCCGGCATCCGCACCATCAACAACCTCGGCCTCTGGCTCGGCACCGCAGGCATCACCCCCAACGGCGTCAACGCCATGGCCCTCTTCGACGAGACCGCCACCCAGCTCGCCATCACCGGCGACATGTCGACAGCCCTGTCCAGCTCCGGCAACAACGGCACCTACGTCGAGGCCGCCGTCGGAACCCCAGTCACCACCGCAGAAGCCACCGACTACTACGTCACCCTGCTGTGCCACATGGCCACCCCGCCGCTCATCGCCGGCGCGTTCACGCCGTCGGTCCCGAACCTCCCGGCCATCAAGGGCCACCGCGCCGGCGTCGAAGTCTCCGGGCAGGCCACGATCCCCGCCAGCTTCAACCCGGCCGCCGGAACGCTCGCCCCCGCCTCCTTCTGGCTCGTCGCATCATGACCCCGCCAGGCACCTGCATCGCCCCGCACCGCACCGACCCCGACCGGCCACGCACCGCACTCGGCGGACTCCGCCTCTGCGCCGGCCACCACGCGGCACTCGTCGAAGCCCTCACCGGACCGTCCGCGGCCGACGACCCGACGCTGGACGCGGTCTGGGGCGTGCGCACCGCCCGCGGCGTCACGATCCACGGCAGCCGCGACGCAGCCGCAGCCGCGTGGGCCATGGCGAGAGCCTTCCGGCCCGCTATCGGACCCGCACCGAACTACGCCATCCAGACGCCGCCCACCATCGTCTGCGGCGACGGCGAAACCTGGCACGACCCCCGCAGCTACCGCCCCGGCGGCCTCCTTCGCGACTACCTCACCCTCGCCACATTCCTCACCGGACACATCACCACATCAGCCGCCCACGTCACCGGCACACCCGAATGGCAACTCCCCATCAACGACCCCGTCGCCGAACTCCGCTCCCAGATCCGCCACGACCTCGACCACTGGGCGCGCAGACACGCCACCGAGCTCAAGACCACACCGCCGGCGAACACCGAACCCGCGACCCTCACCGCGTGGCTCGCGGTCTACACCGACTGGTCCGCGGCCCAGACCTGGGCCGACGACTACCTCAGCGTCCTGACCGAACTTCGAGGCAAAGCACGAGCCCTGATCGACCTTCCCCGCGCCCGGCGCATCGACGTCGCCGCCTGCATCGAATACCCCGGCGGCATCCGCTGCACCGGACGGCTGTGGACGCGAATGCGGGAGGACGCCGACCCGACCCCGCCCGTCATCGACTGCGACACCTGCGAAGCCAGCTACACCGGCGAACGGTGGGAACGGCTCGGCAAACGCATCGAAGCAGACAAGCGAAGGACCGCAGCATGACCACGATCGCCGAGTTCATCACGGCACGGCTGGACGAGGACGAGCAGATTGCATCTGCCGTCATCGAGCGCGCCTGGACCGATACCGATGATGGAGTCAGCAACGACGGCACCCGCACGAACAACGTCTGCTGGATCCCCGACAGCGCTCAAACATGGCCCATTGGCGAGCACATCGCCCGCCACGACCCGTCCCGCGCCCTCGCCGACGTCGCGGCCAAGCGGCGGACTCTCGCCAGGCACACGGGCGAGGGCCATCAGTGCGTCAAGGAGATCGTCGGCTATAGCGTTCAGGCCTGGTACGACGAAGACGACCCGTGTCCTGACCTTCGCGACCTCGCCGCGCCCTACGCCGAGCTGCCCGGCTACAAGGACGAGTGGCGGCCGTGAGCGATGCCCACGTCCGGACGGGCGATTTTGTCCGCTTCGCCAAAATCATCAACGCCGTGACCGGTGCTTGGGTACCCCTCGACTCCGAGATCCACCGCGATGACATCGACTGGCTCGTCGCGCTGTATCAGGAGACGTTCCTGCTCGACTGGAAGATCCAGCAGGCCGAGCGCGCGGCTGAGCCGTCGATCAGCAGGCTGTTCTACGACCCCGAACTCACGGGACGGCCGTTCGGCACGGGCGTATCCTGACGACTTGGGCCCGTAGCTCAACTGGTCGAGCGACGGCGATACGGCGCCCGGTCACCTCGGTGGCTGTCCGGCGATGCGGGTTCGAATCCCGTCGGGTCCACGTTTCTCGCGAGGGGAAAGCCAAGCCATCGTGCGGTGGCGGTCAGTACTTGCGCGAGGCGCCGTATCCGCGAGGACGGCAGCGCCCCCGGTCTGCGCACGCAGACCGGGGGTGTTCGGTTTCCGGCGTAGCATGCCAGCGAGGGGTGTGCCGCGACACCCGAACCGCTCGGCCGGGCGGACAAAGCTCCCCAGGGGTACGCGGCGGTGGTGCGCCGGGAAGCGCTGATACAGCGGTCCGGACGGCCCAGGAGAGACGCACCTGGCCCGGCGCACCACGCGGCGGCTTGACTAGCCGATCAGAACGCCACACTATTAGCTCTAACGTGCAAGATCTGCGTCCCTGAAGCCCCGTCCCCGACGGGGCTTTCGTCGTATCAGGGGGTGAACGCATGCCCCTGGTCGCAGTCCGTGACGCCGCATGCCTCTACCAGGTCCCTGACGCCACCATCCGCTCCTGGATCAGCCGCGACGACATCCCGGGCCAGCCCGACCCGGCCCTCATCGGGCGCCCCGGCCAGCGCAAGCTGTACCCGCTGGAGCAGCTACAGGACGCCTACGACCGGCGCCACCGCACCCGATGCTGATCAACTTCGCCTCCGGCACCCACCCCTTCCCCGCGCCCTGGCGGAACCTCGACCTCAACACCCACCCCGGCGTCGACGAACACGTAGACCTCACCGCCGGCCTCGGCACCGCCGCCGACATCGAACTCGCCTACGTCGGCCACTTCCTCGAACACCTGCTCTACTCCGAAGCCCTCGCGTTCCTCACCCGCGTCCGCGCAGCCACGCGCCCCGGAGGCCGCATCGTCATCGTCGTCCCCGACTCCGACCGCGCCGCCGCCATGGCCCAGGCCGGAACCATCGGCACCGACCTGATCGACGCCATCCGCCCCCACGGCCACCGCGACGGCAACGACGTCTCCCACATCCACGCCTGGAAATGCACCCCCCGCAAAGTCCAGTGGCTGCTCGAACAGGCGAACTTCACCGACCCCGCCGAGATCCGGTTCGACGACTTCCCCGCCCTCGGCATACCGGTCATCACCGACGCCCCCTGGCAGCTCGCCATGACGGCCACAGCGTGACCGCCTACGTCCCGGAGTCCGAGTTCACGCCGCCCAGGCCCGACTGCCCCCACCCCGAACACTGGACCGCCGCCGACGCCGACTCCGCCGAACTCGAAGTCTCCGAGCTGGTCGGCGTCTTCGTCCGCGCGCTGCAACCCGAGGTCGTCGTAGAGACCGGCACCGCCTTCGGGCAGACCGCGCACCACATCGCCGAAGCCCTGCGCCGCAACGGCCACGGCCACCTGTGGACCCTCGAACCCGACCCGCTCCGGGCCGACTCGGCACAGCAGCGCCTGGCGCACCTGCCGGCCACCGTCGTCCGCGCCGAATCCCTCACCTACACCCCGCGCGACGGCATCGGGTTCGCCTGGTTCGACAGCCTCACCCACCTGCGCGAATCCGAGTTCCGCCGCTACCGGCCGCACATGGCCCCAGGCTGCATCGTCGGCTTCCACGACTGCGGCCCGCAGCACCCCGTCCGCGTCCACGTCGAGCGCCTGGCCCGCGAAGGCCTGCTGCGCCCGATCTACCTGCCGACACCGCGCGGCGTGATGTTCGCCGAGGTGCTGTGATGGACCACGGCGACGTCACCGTCGTCATCCCGACGATCCCGCCACGCGCCGGCATGCGCATCCGCGCCGAGCAGTCAGCCCACGCGCAGACCTATCGCCGCAAGCTGCTGATCCAGCACGACGACGACCGCGAGGGCTCGGCCGCCACCCGCAACCGCGCCCTGACCCACGTCACCACCGAGTTCGTACTGTGGCTCGACGACGACGACGAGCTGCCGCCCGACGCCATCCAGCTCCTCGTCGACGCCCAGCAGCGAACCGGAGCCGATGTCGTCTCAGGCGCCGCCCACATCCCGCAGATACCGGGCCACGCCGAACCCATCGCCCCCGACACCGGATGGCTCACCGCCGCCTACGTCCAGGAACGATCCCGGCTCCACGTCACAGCCCTGATGCGCACCGGACTCGCCCGCGAAGTCGGCGGCTTCGAATACCGCCGCGACCCCGGCACCGGCATGGACCTCGACGACTACGGCCTCTACTGGAAACTCGCCGAAGCCGGCGCCACGTTCTACCGCATCCCGGAGACCGTGCTCATCTGGAACCACCACGGAAAAAACACTTCAGGGGACCCTCGAAACTGGTAATATCTACCGCATGGGCGAACTGCTGGTATGTTTGGTCGAGGGATGTGAAAAGCCGAAGCGCACCAAGGGGATGTGCAACGCCTGTTACGAATACATGCGCATACATGGAACCGTAGACCGGCCCCGGACGCGCCAGGGCGTAAAGCCTGAAGTGCGGATATGGAAGTTCGTGAACAAGGACGGCCCCGTGTCGCGGGCACGGCCCGACCTCGGGCCGTGTTGGCTGTGGACCGGCAGCGCCGGTGGCGTCGGCGGCAAGGGATACGGGCTGTTCCATTGGTCACCCGTGAAGAGCACGGTTGCTCATCGCGCCGTCTGGCTTCTCACGGTCGGAGAAATCCCCACAGGGATGCAACTCGACCATCTCTGCCGAGTTCTACGCTGCGTAAATCCGGCGCATCTTGAAGTGGTGACCAACCTGGAGAACATGGCCAGGATGGCTGCCGCGAGAGAAAAGTGTAGAAACGGTCACGAGTGGACGCCGGATAGCTTTGACTACGTTGGAGGAAACCGGTTGTGCCGTGAATGCAAGACCGCTCGCTTTGAGCGGTTCTATGCCCGTCACGGCGGCAAGGCGGCATATAGGGCAGCCGGACCGGGCGAGCAGACGTGAGAGTCATCTGCCCGCACGCCGGGCCCATCGCCGTCGAAGTCAGCCGCGGCCTCAACGCCACCGGCCGGGCATGGGCAACGGCCGACGTCTCAGCGAGCGACACCGCCTACACGCTGCTGCTCCAAGAGCTGTGGGAACAAGGCGAGACCTTCGCCATCGTCGAGCACGACATCGTCATCCGGCCCGACACCCTCGACGCCTTCGAGGACTGCGACCAGCCGTGGTGCTCCTACACCTATCCGTTCCGCGACACCCACATCGCCGGCCTCGGATGCACACGCTTCCGCGCCGAGCTGCTGGCCGCGCACCCTGACGCCGTCGCGAAGACATGGCGCGAGACCACCGCCGTCCACCCGGCCGGCAACTGGTGCAACCTCGACCAGCGGCTCACCAATGCGCTGGTCGCCGCCGGTGCGACACGCCACCTCCACGGGCCGCCAGTCGGCCACCTCAACCCCATGCCGACCCACGGCTGCGGATAACAGCCGCCACGAACTGAGACGCAGCGCCGTACCGCCACGGGTCGGACACGGCCACGCCTCAGACGCGGCACCAGGCGGGAGCCGCACCCCGGACGGCGACTGGTCACCACCGTCCGGGGACCCACAACCCTTGGAAGACCCCATGCGATACCCCGATTTGGCCCAACCCCATGCGATCCCCAGACCCCCCGTGTGACCAGTGCGGGCAGCCGCACTTGATCAAGTCCGGCAAGCCGTCATGCAGCGGACATCACAAGGGCGACGGTGCGCCATGTCGACAAGTCCGCGTGACGGGCTCCGACAAGTGCAGGATGCACATCGGGAAGAGAGCCGCACCGGTCATTGCGGAGGCGAGGGCGCGCACCCTCATGACCACCTTCGGCACGAAGATCGAGACCACGGGCACCGATGCACTCCTCGACGAGATCAAGTGGACCGCCGGACACGTCGCCTACGCGCGCGGCCAGGTGCAGGCACTCGCCCCCGAAGAGCTCGTCTGGGGCACCACGCAGCGCAAGGTCACGGACAGCCTCGACAAGGACGACGTCGACGCGGGATTCCCGAAGGTGTCCGAGTCCACCGAAGGCGCCGAGCTGAACGTATGGCTCAAGATCTACCAGGCCGAACGCGCCCACCTCGTCAAGGTCTGCTCAGAGGCGATCCGCTGCGGCATCGAAGAGCGCCGCATCCGGCTAGCCGAAGACGCGGGCGGCGAACTCACGGACCTCATCCGGACCGTCCTGGCGGCCCTGAACCTCACGCCCGAGCAGCAAGCCCTGATCCCCGAGGTGATCCCGAGGGTCCTGAAGGCCGCCGCGCTGGCGGCCCGCGCGCTATGAGCATCCCGGCCGAGGTGCTCGAGCGTGCCGCCCGCGAGTTCGAAGTCCTCCCGGCCAAGCCGCGCCACCGCTTCTACAGCGATCCGGTCGGCTTCGCAGACCACTGCATCCGCTGGCCGCTCGACCAGGGCCTGGCCGCCTACCAGCGTGAGATCCTGGCTGCTCTGCCGGTTCGGCGGAAGGTGTCCGTGCGCGGGCCGCACGGCCTGGGCAAGACCACCACCGCGGCGATGACGGTCCTGTGGTTCGCGATCACCCGGGAGCTGTCGGGGCGCGACTGGAAGATCGCCACCACCGCAGGCGCGTGGCGGCAGCTCGAGTTCTACCTGTGGCCCGAGATCAAGAAGTGGGCGAGGCGCCTGAACTACGCCGCTCTGGACTGCGAGCCCTACTCCGAACGCACCGAGCTCCTGACCCTGAACATCAAGCTGCGGCACGGCCAGGCGTTCGCCGCAGCGTCCGACAACCCGGCCCTGATCGAAGGCGCCCACGCCGACAGCGTGCTGTACGTCTTCGACGAGTCCAAGGCGATCATCCCCGAGACGTTCGACGCCGCCGAAGGCGCGTTCTCCGGGGCCGACGGAACCGGCGACCTCGAGGCCTATGCGCTCGCGATGTCCACGCCCGGCGAGCCCAACGGCCGGTTCTACGACATCCACCGCCGCGCCCCCGGCCTCGAGGACTGGTTCGCACGGCACGTCACCTGCGACGAGGCCATCGCCGCAGGGCGCATCAGCCGCGAATGGGCCGACCAGCGCGAACGGCAGTGGGGCCGCGACTCCGCCGTGTTCCACAACCGGGTGTTGGGCGAGTTCTACTCCTCCGACGAGGACGGCGTCATCCCGCTGTCCTGGATCGAAGCCTCCAACGAGCGCTTCCTCACCTGGGTGGCCGACGGCCGGCCTGCGCAGACGGGCAAGCGCACCGTCGGCGTCGACGTCGCCCGCTCCGGCACCGACCAGACCGTCATGGCCATCTACGACGCGCCCGTGGTCACCGAGCTGCGGCACACGGCCAAGGAAGACACGATGCAGACCACCGGGCGCGCCCTGGGCATCGTCACCGCCAGCCCCGGACGCACTCCGATCGTCGACGTCATCGGCATCGGCGCAGGCGTCGTCGACCGCCTGCGCGAGAAGAAGATCGACGTCGTGGCGTTCAACGCCTCCGAGGGCACGACGCGCAAAGACCGCTCCGGGGAGCTCGGGTTCACCAACACCCGCAGCGCCGCCTGGTGGAACCTGCGCGAACTCCTCGACCCGTCCTACGGCGCCGAGCTCGCGCTACCGCCGGACGACATGCTCACCGGCGACCTCACCGCGCCGAAGTGGCGGGTCATGTCCGGCGGCCGCATCCAGGTCGAGTCCAAGGACGAGATCCGCAAGCGCATCGGCCGGTCGCCGGACGACGGCGACGCGGTGATGCAGGCCGTGTGGGAAGCCGCGGCCGGCCAGGGCGCGGCGTTCCTGGCGGCGATGAAGGCCCGCGCCGAGACCGAAGGCCTCACCGTCGCCACGAGCGCCCGCGACTGGCGCACACGGATACCTGTCAACGGGAAGGCGGCCTGATGTCGAAGCGTTCCGGCCGCAACCGCAACAAGGGCCGCGGCCCGCGCGCCCAGGCCGAACGCCCCAGCTACACCGCACCCCCGCCCCTGCCGTCAGCCCGGGTCGGCAAAGCCGCGAGCTGGACGACCGCGTCCCGCACCCCCGCCGCCGTCGACGCAGCGCTGCACCGGGCGGGCATGGACTCCTCGTCGGGGATGGGCCCCGGTCGGCCGATCAGCCCGTACCAGGGCTACTCCCAGCCGCCGCGGGCGATGGACTACCCGGTCGGCGTCAACATCGCCATCCGGACCCGGGCGTCGTGGGGCCTGGCGTCCTACGAGACGCTGCGGGCGATCATCCGCAACTACGACGTGGCCCGCATCTGCATCGACCACAAGATCGACGAGTTGCGGTCGATGGACCTGATGCTGCTGCCCGCCGACGGGATCCGGGGAGACGTCGACGACGCCATCGACGTCGCCCGCGCCGTCCTGGAGTTCCCGGACCGCGAACTGCCGTACGTGGGCTGGCTGTCCAAGCTCATGGAGAACGCCCTAAAGTTCGACGCCACCGCCCTGTACCGGCGTCGCAACCTGGACGGCGACGTCATCGGGCTCGAGGTCCTCGACGGCACGTGCTACTCGGAGGACACCGAGGTTCTGACCCGCAAGGGCTGGAAGCGGTTCACCGACGTCGACATCGCCACTGACGAATTCGCGACGCGCAACCAGAAGACCAAGGCCTTTGAGTGGCAGCAAGCCACCGCATTCACCCGGCAGGACTGGGCTGGCCGCGAGCCGCTGTACCACTTCACATCGCGAACGCTTGACCTGCTCGTCACGGGCAACCACCGCATGCTCGTGACCGCGCTGCCGCGACCGCTCGGAGGCAGCCGCCACCGCAGCGGCGAGGCGTTCGTTCCAGCTGAAGAGCTCGCGGGCGCCCTCTCCGAGAAGGTGAAGATTCCGGCGACCTCGGACTGGGAAGCGGACGATTTCCAGACGTTCCGGATTCCCGACACAGATGTCCGCGCCCGGCTCCTCGAACTCGACGGGGACGACTTCGCGGCATTCATGGGCATGTGGCTGTCCGAGGGATCGCTCGGACAGCGCGGCACCATCGCCGTCTCGCAGCGCGAATCCTCAAAGGGCTACGAGGAGTTCCGCGCCCTACTGGGCCGCGTGCTGGGCCGTGAGCCCAGATATGACGGCACCAAGTGGCGGTTCCGGTCGCAGGCCCTCGCGAACTACCTCCGCCAGTTCGGGCACGCGGCGGACAAGTTCGTGCCGCCGGAGATCCGCGACGCTAGCCGCCGCCAGCTCGGCATCTTCTGGCGTTTCTACATGCTCGGCGACGGCTGCTATGCCGACGGCCGTGAAACCATCGTGACGTCGTCGCGACAGATGGCGGACCACCTCCAGGAGATCGCCCAGAAGCTGGGCTACTCGGCTTCCGTACGCAAGCGCAAGCTCCGCGAGGCGACCTTCGCCGACGGCCGCGTCATCCGACTGGAGTCCCAGCAAGCCTCCTACTGCATCCGGCTGCGGACCACGGCGGCACAGAAGGTCGCCCGAGTCGAGCGCGTGCCGTACGACGGCGCCGTCTACTGCGTCACCGTCCCGAATGAGACGCTGTACGTGCGCCGCAACGGCCAGCCGGCATGGTGCGGCAATACCGTCCTCCCGTACATCGACGAGCACGGGCGCCGCCCCAAAGCCCCGGCACCCGCGTACTACCAGGTGATCCACGGCCAGATCTGGGACTGGTACACCCACGAGGACATCACCTACGAGATGTTCCGGCCGCAGGAGGACGCCCCGTTCGGCACCGCGCCGATGGAGGCCCTGCTGCTGACGGCCAACACCGACATCCGGTTCCAGTGGCACTTCCTCCAGATGTTCACCGAGGGCTCCGTCCCGGCGGGGTTCATCGAGGTGCCGCCGGACGTGTCGTCGCCGAACCAGGTCGCCGAGTGGCAGGACTACTGGGACGCCATGGTCCTCGGCGACCAGGCGAAGCTGCACCAGCTGCTGGCGGTGCCGTCCGGCACGAAGGTCACCAACACCCGGCCCGAGTCGTTCGACTCGGCGTTCCCCGAATACCTGATGTCCCGGACCTGCGCGAAGTTCGGCGTCGTCCCGCAGGACGCTGGCCTGGTCAAGGATGTCAACCGGTCCAGCGGCGAAGTGCAGACCGACATCCAGTTCCGGGTCAACACCCTGCCGTGGGTGTACTGGATCGAGGGCATCCTCACCCGGTACCTGCGCCGCGACATCGGGCTGCCGGTCAAGGCCAAGCTGAACACGGGCCGCGACAAGGAGGACCGCAAGGCCGACGCCGAAGCCTGGAAGATCTACGTCGAGTCGGGCGCCGCCTCCCCGGACGAGATGCGCTCCGAGCTCCTCGGCCTGCCGGTGGACAACGAGCGTCCGACGCCGCGGTTCTTCAACAACGCCCGCCTGGGCCCGATCCCGCTGCTGTCGATCGAGGGCGTGTCCGGCAAGACCGATCCGGAGACCCACGGGCCGGCGGCCGACCAGCCGCCGCTGGACATGCCGTACGTCGGGCCGGTCGGCATCATCCCGCAGGCCGGCACCACCGACGCCGCGCAGGACCTGGCCGCGACCGACGCCTACCAGGTGCAGGCGCGTCAGCAGATGCTCACCGAGCAGGGCGTGCCGGCGGACGCGGCCGCGCAGCTGCCGACCGCGACGGTGACGAAGGCGGCCGACGCGGAGCTGGCACGGTTCCGCAAGTACGCCGACAACCGCCGCGCGCGGGGCCGGTGGCGGGACTTCCAGTTCACGCACCTGACCGACCCGGTCACCGCGCACCGTCTCAACGACGGCGGACGCGCCGCGGTCCGCAAGGCTGCGGGCGAGGTCGCCGTCGCAGGGCTCGCGGTCCGCGCCGGGGACACCGGCAGGGTCCTGATGCTCCAGCGGGGCCTGGACGATGAGGATCCGGCATCCGGCACGTGGGAGTTCCCGGGCGGTCACGTCGAGGACGGCGAGATGCCCTCGACGGCTGCGGCACGGGAATGGCAGGAGGAGACCGGCTGCCTGCTCCCGGCCGACCTCCTCGGCGCACACCTTGGTGGCGCGCCGTCCTGGCTCGCAGGCGACGGCATCTACCAGGGGTTCGTCCTGGACGTGCCGTCCGAGGACCTGATCTGTCTGGGCGAACGCGGCCAGGTCCGCAACCCGGACGATCCGGACGGGGACGCAGTGGAGGCGGTCGCCTGGTGGGATCCCGCGCAGTGGGCGGGTAACCCGGCGCTGCGTCAGGAGCTGGCCGACTCGCTTGACTCGGTGATGGCGTCGCTGCTTCCGCGGGGCGACGAGCTGGACGAGCCGGTCGCCAAGGCGGGTGACGGCGGCAGCCCAAAAGCGCCGGGCTCGGCCAAGCAGTGGGCCGGCTGGGAGCGCGACCGTGAACTGGCCGCGCTCTACGCCGACCGGATCCGCCGGGCGCTGACCGGGGCCGTCGACACCGCGGCGATCGCCCGGGGCGTCGGCAGCGTCGCGAAGGCGTCCGCCGCCGATCCGGACCTCCTCACCACCGCGAACCAGCGGCTGGCAGACCACGGCATCCTCGCGATGATCCACGGCACGCTGGCGCCCGTCATCGAGGACATGATCACCGAGGGCTTCGTCCTCGGCTCCCGTGCGGCGATCGCGTCCGTCCTCGGCGGAGCGGCCATCTGGGGCGGCTGGACACCGGGCGACGTCGACGCCGCGAACCTGGTCCTCGGACACGACGGACTCGGCGCAGGCCTCGCGCAGCAGCTTGCCGACGCGCAGATCACCATCAGCAGCCTCGGACAGGGCCGGTTCGACGAGCTCGCCCAGGCCATCGCGCTGTCCCTCGAACGCGGCGACTCCTCCGACACCCTGGCCCGCGACCTGGCGGACATCCTCGACAACGCCAACTGGGCCGAGCTGACCGCGACCACAGAGATCGCCCGCGCCGTCTCGGCCGCGTCGATGAACACCTACGCGGCGAACGGCATCGAGTGGGTCAGCTGGGCCAGTGCAGACGACGGCCGGGTCTGTTCCTACTGCTCCGAGAACGAGGACGTCGGGGCGATCCCGTTCGGCAACGCCTTCCCCAGCGGCGAGACGGAACCGCCAGGGCACCCGCGGTGTCGGTGCGCCATTATGCCCGAGTTCGCCCCGAATCCTGGCGAAGGGGAGTGACCATGCCCGAACAGCGGTTCATCGTCGCCCTGGCCTACCAAGTCGGACGCGACCCCCTCATCCAGAAGGGCCTGGACGACCACCGCGACTTCTTCACCGCAGAGCAGTTGGAGAAGGCCGCCGACTCCTTCGCCCGCAACGGCATGGGCGGCGGCGCGTTCCACATCGACGGCACCGACGGCGAATTCGAACCGACCCGCTCATGGATCCACCTCGGACCGGACTGGACCGTCACCGGCCCCGACGGCTCGGTGACGGTGGTGAAGGCCGGCGATTGGCTCGTCGGGGGCTATCTCAGCCCGCATGCCTGGTCCCTCTACAAGCGCGGACTCATCACAGGGCTGTCGCCGCAGGGTAACGCCCGCCGCATCCCGGCCGGGAGGACCTGATGGACGCCGAAGTCGAACTCGAAGACGGCGAGGAGTGGGGCGAGCTCCGGGACGCGGACATCAAGAGTGTCCATGCGGTCAAGGCCGCGGCGAACGGAACGCGGATCCTGTTCGCCAAGCAGGCGGCACCAGACGCTTCGGCGGGCCTGTTCGGCGCCGACTTCGTCCGTGACCTGATCGCCAAGTCCGAACCCGCCACGGAGCCGCAGGAGACGGTGACGATGACCGGAAGTCCCGCGGCCATGGCCGCTCTGATCCACCAGGCGGCGATCCGCAAGGCCAAGTACAACGCCGACGACCTGAAACGCATGGCCTCCTCCGGCGCCGCTATGCCCGACGAGTCCTACCCGATCGAGGACCACGAAGACCTCGACCGGGCCATCCGCGCGGTCGGCCGAGGCGGCTCCTCGCACGACGCGATCCGCCGCCACATCGAGTCGCGGGCCCGCGCCCTCGGCGCATCCAGCGAGATCCCCGACAACTGGGGCTCCGACGGCTCCCTCAAGAAGGCGGACGGCATGGCAGACGACCTCGACCCGACGACCGTGCTGGCCGAGCCCGACGGCGACGCCCCGGGCGACGAGAACGCCCCCGGATCCCCGGCGTGGGAGGCGATCGACGCCGCGACCGCCCGCAAGTGGACCGGCATCGCGGTGCGCCTGAAGAACGCCCTGTCGGTGATGGCCGACCGGGAGATGCTCGAGGCCGCCACCGGCGACTGCGACGACGCCGGCGAGGCCTGGAGTCTTCAGGACGCCGAGTGCGCCCTGGACTACGTCATCGACACCCTGGCCGGGTTCGCGGTCGGCGAGCAGGCCGAGGCCGAGCTCGGCGGCGAGGCCCTCGAGGCGGTCGGCAAGGCGATGTCCGGATTCGACGTCGCGCCGCTGGAGGTCCTCGAGGCGTTCGCGCCGGTCCGCAAGGCGGGCCGTGTGCTCAGCGCCGGCAACGAATCCGCGATCCGCGGTGCCGTCGACGCGCTTCAGAAGGTGCTGGCGTCCCTGCCCGCACCGACGACGGATGACGGCCAGCCGGTCGCCAAGCAGACGAAGGAGACCGCCGTGTCCGCAACCGCAACTGTTCAGGCCCCGCTGGCCGCCGGCGAGACCGTACTGGCCGCCCCGGAGGTCGCGAAGGTCGCGAACATCCCGGCAGTGCTGCTCAAGGCCGACAAGAAGCCGATGTACGTGGTCTGCGATGCCACCGGCAAGCCGGTCGGCGTGTGCGACCCCGACGACATCATGCCGATCGCCGACATGGGCGGCACCGGCGAGACTTCGGCCCCGGAATCCGCGGCCGACACCGGGGACGCCGCCGACGGCGCCGTCATCCCGGGCACACAGACGATCGCCGCACCGGCCCCGGCCGCGGACGGCGACGAAGAGGACGTGGCGAAGTCGACGGACCCGCAGGCCCACCTCGCCGCCGCGCTCAAAGAGGCCATCAGCCCGCTCGCCGAAGGGCTCGCGCAGTACGCGCAGCTGGCGGACGTGGTGAAGGGCCTACAGGGGCGCGTCGACAAGTGGGGCAGGAGCCCGGACGACCGCAGGTCCCCAGTGATGAACGGCGCCACCGGAGCCGGCGCGGGGCTCGCCCTGCATGACGGCGCCGGGCCGGACCCGCTGGCCGAGCTGGCCAAGGCCGTCGCCGACGCCCCTGAGGGGCCGGCGCGCGACGCCGCCAGCACGGAACTGGCCCTGGCGAAGATCAGGGCCCGGTTCAGCTAGCAGCACCTTCCAAGACTTTCCCGGGCGCCCGCGGCCCTCGCAACACGCCGCCGGGTCCGTCCCGCATGCCTTCAGAAAGGCGGAACAATGCCTACACAGGACGACATCTCGGCGGAGACGCTCGAGATCTTCAAGGCAGTGACCAGCGGTATCACCAGCGCCACGAACATCCTCGGCGTCGACCTGATGGACCTGATCTCCCTGGTCCCGGTCGTCACGCCGCTGGGCGACGAACTCGCCCGCACCGGCCCGAACATGGGCTCGGACGTCGCGCAGTGGGAAGCGCTGCTGAACGTCAACAACCAGCAGCCGAAGCCGTCGGTCGCGTTCGACGCCGCCGGGCCGCTGGCGAAGAACTCGCTGATGAAGGTCACGGCCCCGTACTGGCCGCTGGCGATGGGCTACACCGTCACCCGCGACTCGATCGCCCGCGCGAAGGGCTACGCCGACGCCAAGGCCCGCGCGATCTACTCGGCGATCGCCCAGTGGAAGATCGGCCAGGACAAGCTGGCGTTCGGCGCGCAGTCCTTCGCGCTCCAGCGCCCCGCGGCCCCCACACTGGCGGACGTCACCACCGGCGGCACGATCGCCGCCTCCGCCACCGTGTACGTCGGCGTCGCCGCCCGCACCGGATCCGGCTACTACTACTGCAACGGCGACAACCTCGGCCTGGGCCACGGCAACAGCCAGGGCAACAGCGCCAACCTCACCACCGGCACCACCACCTCGACGCACTCGATCACCGCGTCGATCGCCTCGGTCGTCGGCGCCGTCGCCTACGACTGGTTCTACTCCGCCAACGGCGCGACGTGGTTCTACTACACGACCACGACGGTGCCGTCTGTGACCATCACCTCGACGATCACCGCCGCGCAGGTGCCGCCGGCGGCGACGCTGCCGGGGCTGTCCACGACCGTCCCGACGTTCAACGCCGCCGCCGACAACGGCTCCGCGGGCACCACCGAGTTCAACGGCATGCTCGCGACCAACACCGGCGACTACACCACCGCCGGCGGCCCGATCGTCCAGCACGGCGCGGGCACCTCGTCCGGCTCGATCATCCAGGACGCGGCGGGCTCGCAGTTCACCGTGTCCGGCGGCGGCATCTCGCAGCTCGACGCGATCAACGTGGCGCTGTACAACTCGATCCAGCTCGGCCCGTCGTGCTACATGGTCTCCGCGCAGGAGTCGAACAGCCTCGGCAAGCTGATCATGAACACGCCGGGTGCGGTCACCTACCTGACGATGAACGACGCCGCGGGACGCGGCGAGATCGTCGCAGGCGGCCGGATCGGCTCGTACGTGAACCGCCTCACCGGCGAGCAGGTGCCGATCAAGATGTACCCGAACATCCCGCCCGGGACGCTGGTCGCCCGCCGGGACACGGTGCCGTTCCCGAACTCCGACGTCGGCAACGTCTTCGAGATGCGGTGCCTGGACGACCTGTACGACTACGTGTACGGGTCGGACCGCACGTCCGGCGGCCCGCGTGAGGACGGCGAGGCCCGCTCGGTCTCGACGTTCATCAACAAAGCGCCCGTGGCCCAGGCGGTTCTTCAGAGCATCGCCGCAACCCCGTAACCGACCCCGGGGCGCCTGCGGCTTCGGCTCCGGGCGCCCCGGCCCGAAGGAGCACCCATGCGCATGATCCACCTGCCTGGCGCGTCCAGCGTCAGCGACCCGGTCCACGGCACGGCGACCGCCGGACCGGACGGCATATTCGACCTGCCGCAGCCGTTCGCCGAGCACCTTCTGACCACCGCCGCCGGGACGTGGCGCACCGAGGCCGCGCACATTGCGCAGCTGGCCCGCGAGTCCCTGGACGAGCTGCGCGACCCGGCCGTGGCCCTGAGGGTGCTGTCGGAGCTGCGGGAGCGTGTGGCCTCGCTGGAGGCGCAGGTCACCGCCTTGGGCGGCAACCCCGCGCCCGCACCGGCACCGGCTGTCATCGTCCCGGCCCCGGTTCCCGAGGCCGTCACGGAGACACCCGCGGCCGACGACAAGCCCGCGAAGAAGACCGCCGCCGCCAGGAAGACCGCAGACAAGCCCCCGGCCAGCCGCCCGGCGTGATCCTCGCCCCCTACACCGTCGCCAAGCAGAACCCTGTCGCCCGAGACCTGCTCATCGAGCACGCCCCGGACGAGATCACCTGGCGGGAGATCGACCCGGCGGATGACACCGCCTACTCCCGGATCCTCGTCGACGCCTGGGCCGAACCGGGCGACCTGGTGATCGTCGAGCACGACGTCGGGATCCGCGCCGGCGTCATCGACGAGCTGCTCGCCTGCGGCCAGCCGTGGTGCGGGTTCGAGTACGCGATCGGCACCCAGCTGCTGGTGTGCCTCGGCTGCACCCGCTTCACCTCGCACCTGAAGACCTCCCTGCCAGGGCTGATGTCCACGGCCGCGTCGATCGACGACTCCGGCGTGAAGGCCGGCGACTGGCGCCGCATGGACGTCCGCATCGCCGGACGCCTGGAAGCGCTCGGGCACCGCAGGCACGTGCACTCCCCGCCCGTAGATCACATGCACCGCTACCCGACGTAGGAGGTGCCTGTCGTGGCTGCCCCGGTCAGCGCGCCGTACGCCCCGTCCTACGCCGTCTACACGAACTACATCACCCCGGCCGAATACCTGGCCGAGCCGACCGGCGTCGACGTCTCCCAGCTCGTACCGAAGAACTCCTCGCCCGCGACGCAGACCGCTGCGCTGACCCGGGTCATCGGGCGGGCGTCGTCGTGGGCCGACCGGATCTGCCACCAGGTGCTGGCCGCGACCTCGGACGTGCAGTCCGGGGAGTACCGGGTCTGGACGGACGGCACGATCCGGGTTCCGGTGGAGAACACGCCGCTGATCCAGGTGACGAACGTCAACGTCGGCCAGTTCGCCGGAACCCTGGCCGCGCTGACCGACCTGTCGGGGTGCCGCCTGGGCAAGAAGGTCGTGCGGATCCCGGTCTTCAACGCCCCGTCGATGATGATTCCGGTGACCGCGTCGTCCGCCCGCCGCGGCTGGCTGTTCGCGGACGTCACCTACGTCAACGGCTACGCGCACACCGTGACGACCCTCGCCGCAGCGGCGGGCGCGTCGTCGGTGACGGTGCTGAACCCGCTGGGCATCTTCCCCGGCCTGCCGGTCACGATCTACGACGGGGCGTCGGGCGGCCTGCTCACCGAGCAGAACACCGTCGCCCCGACCTACGTCTCAGGGAACGTCATCCCGCTGGCGGCGCCGCTGGCGAACGCGCACACGGCCGGGGTGTCGGTCTCCGCGATGCCGCCGTTCGTCCGCGAGGCCGTGATCTCCCTGACCTCGGCGCTGGTCAAAACCCGCGGCTCCGACGCCTACGTGATGCCGCCGGGACCCGGGCGCCAGACGAAGCTGGCCGAGATGATGCCGGGCGCCGGCGAGGACATCGACATCGCGTTCGAGCTGCTGGAGCCGCTGGGGCGGACCTGGTGAGCCGCAGCACGGTACGGCACGCGATCGCGGACTTCCTGGCGGCGGGCGTGCCGGCGATCCCGGGGTTGCAGCAGGTGTTCAAGGCGATGCCGACGCTCATCGACGGCGCCCTGTTCAACCTGATCGCCGACGGCGGATCGGGCGCGGTCGCGTGGCTGCACCTGGCCATCAGCGACGAGACACGGTGGACGACGCCGGGACCGACCCCGGCGATCGGGATGTCGGGCACCAAGGGCGTGCACTACGACGTGACCGTCATGGTGGCCTACCAGTACCTGCTGCCGTCGGCGTCGACCGATCCGACGGTCATGCCGGACGACTGGGTGGACTCCGAGGACGCGATCCTCCAGGGGATCAAGTCCCGGCTCCAGTCGGATGCGACGTGCGGCACGTCGGGCCCCGGCGGCTCCGGGGTGATCTGGTCGGCGGGGCAGAACCCGAACGGCCTGACGATCTCCCCGGACGAGCCGGTGCTGGAGGACGGGAAGGTCATCTCCTGGCACGAGATCGGGTTCCGCGTCACCGAAGTCGTCCAGGCCTGAGCCGAGATGGCCAAGCGCGCTCGCCGTCCGGTGTCGAGCGCGACCCGGGCGAAGCTGTCTAAGGCCGCCAAGGGGCGTAAGGCGTCGAAGGCCACCCGCGCCAAGTTGTCGAAGGCCGGCAAGGGCCGTCACCCGTCGAAGGCGACCCGGGCGAAGCTGTCGGCGAAGCTGCGGGGCAAGCACCGCACCGCGGCGCAGAAGAAGGCCCAGGCCGCCCGGCAGAAGGGCCGGCACCACAAGGGCCACAAGCTGTCGGCCGCCACCAAGGCGAAGATGCAGAAGGCCCGCGCCGGGAAGCATCCGCGCGGCCACAAGATGTCCGCCGCCTCCAGGGCGAAGCTCTCGGCCCGGCTCAAGGGCCGGCACCACAAGGGGCATCCGGGGCGCCGCGGTTCGCGCGCGCACCGCACCACCGTCGCCCGCCGCCGGGCCGCTGTCGCCCGCCGCACGGTGGCCGTCCACCACCTGCCGCGCGGGCTGCACCGCGTCGCCAAGGCCCCTCGCGAACGCATCCGGCCGTCGCATTTCAAGCACGGCCGCTCCCGGCTGCCTTCGAGGTTCCGTCACGGCGTGAAGCGCCGCCACCAGTCGTTCCGCGCCGGTCGCAGGCACCTGCGCAAGTGGAAGTGAGGAGTACGCGCGTGGCCGTGAAGAAGAGTGCTGCGACTGTCCCGGAGGCCGTCGAGGCCGTGCCGGAGGAGGTTCCGCCGCCGCATGCGGTGGTGCCGCCGGATCCGGGCTGGTGGCGGAACGTCGGCGAGACGCCGCTGGACGTGGTCGGCGAAGGCGTCGGCCTGACGCTGGCGCCGGGCCGTATCGCGCCCCTGCCGTGGGTGCCGACGCACCGCGACCTGGCCCCGGCGACGCGCGCGGAGTTCGACGCGCAGACCAGGGCCGACGCCGCAGCAGAAGCCGCCGCGAACGCGCCGCAGGCCGAGCCCGCGCCGATCCCGGCACCCGAGGCCATGCCCGAGCCCGCACAGAGCCAGGAGTAACACGCCATGGCCGCACCCACCACATACCCGTCCCTCGAACGGTTCCTCGGCGTCGCCAAGGACGTCACCCCCGGCACCCCGGTCGCCCCGGTCGCGTACCTGCCGTTCACGAAATTCGACTGGAACGACAAGATCACCTTCTTGGACGACAAGGCCGTCCGCGGGGTGATGGCGGACGACGCCTTCAACGTCATCGGCGGCGTCCGCCTCGGCGAGTTGACCTTTGAGGGTCCCGGCTTTTTCGACGAGCTCGGCTACCTGCTGGGCAACATCTTCGGCGCGGACGACGTCACCGGCACCGCCGCCCCTTTCAGCCACAAGTTCAGCCTGCTGAACAGTGCGGGCGGCCAGGGCACCACGCACACGTTCTCCCAGTTCTACGGGCCCACCCCGACGTCGGGGACCCGGCAGTTCTCCGGCACGGCCCTGTCGGAGCTCGGGTTCCAGTTCAACGCCGAGTCGGAGCTGTTCAAGTACACGGCCAAGGGCATGTCGTGGGCGTCGCAGACGGCCGGGTCGAAGCCCACGTCCAGCTTCACCGCGGCCAAGCCGCAGCCGTCGTGGGCGGTGCAGCTGGGTCTGGGCGGCACGGTCGGCGGGGCCCCGGTGCTCACGGTGGCCTCCGGCGAGTTCAACATCAAGCGCGCGGTCAAGCCCTACTACACGGCGCAGAACCTGCGCGACCCGTACATCATGCAGCGCGGCGGCCTCACCGCCGACTTCAAGCTGTCGTTCGTCGCGGCGGACGAGACGCCGCTGACGTACATGCTGAACAACACCCAGCCGCAGGTGCAGCTGCTCATCAGCAACGGCCTGTCCGGGGCGAACCTGCTGTCGCTCCAGGTCGACATGCAGCAGGCCGCGTTCACCGCGGCCCCGCCGAACTTCGGCTCCGAGGCGATCATGTTCGACATCACCGGCAAGGGCGTCCTCAACACCACGAACATCGGCGCCTCGGGCGGCTACGGGCCGATGACCGTCACCCTCCAGAACGCCATAGCAAGCGGCACGTTCATCTGACCAGGCAAGGAACCCCACACCCATGAAGATCGATCTCCCGTCCGGGGCGTGGATGGACCTGCTACGCCCCGACACGATGCGCTCCAAACACATCCGGCAGATGACCAAGTCCGTCTCCGACCTCGGCGACGGACGGCGCGTCGGCGCGAACATCGTCGACCTCAACGACGGCGTCGCGGCGATCCTCGTCCAGGACTGGAACTGCACCGGCAGCGACGGCGAGGTGCTGCCGATCCCGTCCGAAGACCTGGAATCCCTGGACGACATGGACCCGGACGACTACCTCATCCTGATCAACCACGAGTGGATCGGCGTGGTCCAACAGAAGATCTTCACGTTGATGGGTGAGCGCGTCACGCCCGACGACCACGCCGACCCGGACTCCCCTTCCGCGCCCTCAGTCGAATCCGGGCTCGCCTTGAGGGCGGCACCATCCCCCCGGAAAAAGACCGCCGCACCGGCTGGGACGAAGCGCAGGGCTACGTCTGGTGGGCCGAGAGGTACGGCTGGACCCCTCAGCAAGTAGATGAGCTCCCGATCGAGCTGTTCTTCCGCATGCCGGTGGTGGCGAACGTATTCGACGAGGTCAGGGCTGCGGCACAGAACCGGGGGTGAGTCGTGGGGTTCATCGTCACGGGCGGGGCCGCTCAGCGCGCCGGGATGAAGGCGATGGCCGAAGCCGTCGACGCCGCCACGCGCACCGCGACGGCGACGGGCGCGCACCTGATCGAAGCCGAGATCAAGAAGCGGCTGACGACGTCCTCGCACCCGAAGGGAACGCCGACGCCGTCGATGCCGGGTGAGCCGCCGTCGCTGGTGTCCGGGCAGCTGCGCCGCTCGATCAGGGTCGAGGGCCCGCGCAAGCTCGGGCCCGGGATGTATCAGGCCAGGATCGGGCCGACCGCCGCCTACAGCCGGGTCCAGGAGCTCGGCGGGATGGCCGGGCGCGGCCGCGCGTCCCGGCTTCCGCCGCGTCCGTACGTGGCTCCCGCGCTGAAGGCACTGGTCGCTGACGGCCGTCTGGCCCGCGCCTACAGCGACGCCTGGCGCAAGGCGATGAGGCTCGGATGAGCGGCCTGCTCCCTCCCGCCATTGCCTTCCTTCTCGGGAACATCGACGACTTCAAGCTGAAGATGGACGAGGCGAAGCTCAAAGCCGAGGAGACCGACGGGAAGATCGCCGGTGCGGGGAAGCTCGGCGCCGGCGCGTTCCTCGCCGTCGGGGCCGCGATCGGCGGGGTGGCGTACGAGTCGCTGAAGCTCGCGACCACGTTCGACCAGACCATGACCCGCATCAACACGCAGGACAACGCCGGGCTGACCACCAAGCAGATGAAGGACCTGAAGAACTCCGTCATCGACTTGGGCGGGCAGGTCGCGCAGACCCCGGAGCAGCTCGCCGAAGCGATGATCCACGTCTACGGGTCCGGCTTGCAGGGCGCGAAGGCCCTGGACCTGCTGAAGGTCGCCGCGGAGGGCGCGACCGTCGGCCACGCGAACCTGACCGACGTCACCAACGCCCTGGACGCGGCCGTCGCCGTCGGCATCAAGGGCACCGGCGACTACAAGGACGCGATGGGCCAGCTCAACGCCACGGTCGGCGCGGGCGACATGACGATGCAGAACCTCGCGGACGCGCTCGGCGGCCCGATGCTGGCCACCGTCAAGGGCTACGGCCTGTCGATCACCGACGTCGGCGCGGGCCTGGCGGTGTTCGGCGACCGCAACATCCGCGGCGCCGAGGCGGCCACGAACCTGCGGATGGCGGCGCAGGCCCTGGAGGTGCCCGCCAGGGGCGGGCAGAAGGCCCTGGCGTCGCTCGGCCTGACGGCGAACAGCCTCGCCGACGACCTTCAGAAGGGCGGGCTGAAGGTCGCCCTCAACGACCTCAACGACCACCTGAAGGCCGCCGGGTACAACTCGACGAACTCCGGGCAGTTGATCACCGAGGCGTTCGGCAAGAAGGCCGGCGGCGGCCTGGGCGTCCTCATGGACTCGCTGTCCAGCAGCACGTCGAACTTCAACGACAAGTTCAAGCTGGTGGCCGAGTCGGGCAAGACTTTCGGCGCGGACTGGGCGCAGACGCAGGACACCCTCGCCTTCAAGATCCATGCGCTGGGTGCGGAAGTCGAGGGCATGGGCGTCAAGGTCGGCACCTGGCTGATTCCGAAGGTGTCCGAGTTCGTCGGCTTCGTGCAGCGCGACGTCGTCCCCGAGGTCGAGCACTTCGCCACATCCGTGCACAACGCCCTGGCCTCCCCTGCCGCGCGCGAAGCCGAGGCCGTCCTGGCGGCGGTGTTCCGCGACGTCAGGGTGTTCCTGAAGGACGCCGCAATCGCGGCCGTCAACCTCGGACACGCCGTGGCCCCGGTCGCGGGGCTTCTCGCCGGGGCGTTCTTCCTGGGACTGTCCGCCGTCGGCGGCATCCTGAAGAACGACATCGGCCCGGCCCTGGTCGCCGTCTCAGGGTTCTTCCGCGAGCACTCCGCGGTCATCAAGGATCTGGCCGAGGTGGCGCTGGCCGGGCTGATCGCCAAGCTGCTCTACACGAAGACCTTGTTGATGTTCGACATGTTCGTGAACTTCGTGGGCGGCATCGGCAAGGCCATGACGGCCTACAAGGGCTTCGTGACGTCGGTGGCCACCGGGCAGATCTTCGACACGATCCGGTTCAAGGGGATGCTCGCCGCCGAGGCGGTGGGGAACCTCGGGAGCAAGACGGAAGCGGCTGGGGCCAAGGCAGCGGTGGCTGCCGAGGCGAAGGGCTTCGGCGGGTTCGTGAGGACCCTGGGGAACTCCCTGCCGGTCCTCGGCGCTGTGGCGCTGGCCGGGTACGGGCTGTACAAGGTGTTCGGCCACATGGGCGTGCAGGCCAACGACACCACGGCGCAGATCACGGGGCTGACGAACGCGCTGCTGGACATGTCCAGCGGCCTGGACACGTCCGACGGCCGCATGCGGGACATGGTCCTGACGGCGCAGCACTTCGGCGGCACCCTGGAGCACCAGCTCGTCGAGCCCATCGACCGGTCGCTCGCGCAGCTGGTCTCCTCCGGTCACATCCAGCAGGCCAAGGACGCCATCGCAAGCCTGGACAGCCAGGTCACCGCCGCAGGGGGCTCCGCGGACCGGTTCAACAACCAGCTGTCGCAGTACACCGACGCGGTGAAGACGTACGCGCTCCAGCAGCGCGAGGCCGGCCTGAAGACCACGGACAGCACCACGGCCGTCGACGCGAACTCGGCGGCCATGGCCGGCGGCGCGGCGTCGACCCAGTCGTTCTCCGACGCCCTGTCGGCCGCCACGGTGCAGCAGCAGGACCTGACGGCGGGAATCTCCGCCTCCCGCGCCCTGGACGACTTCCAGACGCAGATCGACAACGTGTCGCAGGCGTTGCAGAACAACGGTTCGGCGATGTCCGGGAACACGGCGTCGGCGCGGAACAACCGTGAGGCGATCAACGCCGCGATGCAGGCGATCGTCGACAACTACAACGCCCAGACGAAGTCCACGGGGCCGACGCAGGCTGCGACGGACAAGTTCAAGGCGCAGGTCGACCAGCTCGTTCAGAACTCGTCGCAGTCCGATGCGACCCGCAAGGCGGTGCGTGAGTACATCGACACGCTGGACGCGGTCCCGAAGGACGTCCATTCGACGATCAACGCGGACATCGGGCAGGCGATGTCGAACCTGGCCAAGCTCCAGCAGGCGATCGGGAACGTCGGGGGCAGTCTGACTACTGCGATCTCGGTCGGCCAGACGCCGGTGAAGGCTTACGCCGGGGGTGGCCTGGTGACCGGGCCCGGCGGCCCGACGTCGGATTCGGTGGCGGCGATGCTGTCGGCCGGGGAGTTCGTGATCGACGCGGCGGGGGTGTCGCGGGTGCCGCGCGCCCTGCTGGACGCTTTGAACGCCGGCGACGTGGACCGGGCCCGTTCGATCCTGGGCGCCGGAACCGGAGGCGCAGGCACGCCGTCCATCGTCCGCGGTGCCGGTGGCGGCGGAGACATGACGGTCAACGTGTACGTGCAGGACCCGGGCACCGGCGCCTGGCGCACCGCGTCCAACACCCGCACCGAGGTCCTGCGCTACAACCAGCGGAACTCCCGGCCGAACCTGTCCCTGCCCGGATACGGGAAGTAGGCGCCGTGGCGATTCCGACGATCCCGCCCACGTTCTACCAGGTCGCGTTCAACGCCGACCCGAACCAGGGCACGGCGCCGCCGTACTTCTCCGACGTGTCCGCCCGGGTCCAGTTCCCGTGGGCCACGTCCCGCGGCCGGCAGTACGAGCTGGACCAGAACGAGACCGCCACCTGGACCACGGTCCTGGCGAACTCCGACGGCGCCCTGGACCCGAACAACGCGGCCTCGCCGTACTCGCCCGGGGTGGTGCCGCTGCGCCAAGCGCGGGTGCTGTGCCTTCCTGGGCCGAACCTGCTCATCCCGGACCAGGCCACCGCCGGCGAGGGCACCGGCTACGCCCCGGGCCCGGTGCCCGCGCAGATGAACGTGACGTGCGGCGCCGGATACCCGCTGACGCTCGCCGCCTCCGGCACGGCGTTCCAGGGCACGCAGGTCTACAACGTGGCGGTGCCGAACGGCGCCGCGTCGGTGAAGACCCTGCTGAACATCGCGCAAGCCGCCGCGTTCCCGGCGGTCGCCTACGCCGCGCAGCTGCAGGTGCGGACGCTGGCCACCGCCCAGAACCTGACCATGGACCTGGCGATCGACTGGTACAACTCGGCCGGCGCCGTCATCTCCACCACGTTCGGGCCCAACGTCGCGGTGACGGGCGGGTCGACGTCCTGGACGCAGCTCACCGCGACCGCCACCGCCCCGGCCGGGACCGTGTACTGCACGCTGCGGGCACGGCTCGTGACGACCACCACGTCCACGGCGACGTTCCAGGCCGACGGCGCCCAGTTCGAGGCCAACCCGTTCCCGACGCTGTTCCAGGCGCCGAACACGGTGTCGGCGAACCTGTTCTCCCGCAATCCGGCCACCGGCGGCCTCGCTGCCGGGGCGGTCGCGGGCTGGTTCGCGCCGCAGGCCGGGACGGTCGCCTACGCCACCGGGCTGACCGCCGCGCCGTCGGGGCACTCCAACGCCTGCGCGTGGACGACCCCGGCGGGAACGACGAGCAGCAGCCCGCTCACCGTGTCCACCGGCGCGACCGTGACCGCAGGGCAGGCTGTCGGCGCCCTGGCGGGCACGCCGTACACGTTCTCGTTCTACGCGCTGCGCGCGGCGTCGGCCGACGCGACGCTGGCCGTCACCGCGAGGATCGACTGGTACAGCGTCACCGGCCTGGTCGCGAGCACGATAGGCGCCGCGCTGACGCTGTCCACCTCCGTGTGGGGGCGGCAGAACGTGTGGGCCGTCGCCCCGGCCGGGACGATCGCCGCGGTGCTGTCCCTGAACATCACCACCCCGGCGACGACGACCGCGACGAACACCGTGTACGTGACCGGCGTCCAGTTCGAGGTCGGCAGCTCGCCGTCGACGTGGCAGGACCCCGGCACCGCCTACCAGATCATCACGCCGTACGTGGAGCGGTGGCCGCAGGACTTCGCCGAGCTCGACGGCACCTACGGCACGTCCGACATCGTCGGCGACGACGCGTTCATAGGGCTGTCGCAGTTCACGCTGCCGCAGCCGTTCGTGGCCGAGCTGCTGGCGCTGGCCCCCAACTTCCTGTTCCAGCTGGCCGAGCCGGCCGGGGCGACGGCGTGCACGGACACGGCGGGGAAGCGTCCGCCGGCGCCGGTGGAGAACTCGCCGTTCGGCGCCGGGTCGCTGACGTTCGGGAACCCGGTGGCGTCCGCGACGACGCCCGGCGCGTTCGTCGGCTCCGCCGGCCCGGTCGCCACCTTCAACAACAACTCGACGTCGACCGGCACGGTCCAGCTCGCCGAGACCTTCGTGTCGATCGGCAAGACGACGACGTCTCCCGGGCCGCCCAACACGGGCGCCTGGACGCGGCTGCTGGCGTTCCGCGCCTCCGCCGCGCCCGCCGGCGGCCACGACTACATGCTCTGGTACTGCACCCCGGCGTCGTGGTACGCGAACGCGTCGCTGCTGCAGATGCACCTGGAGGTCACCGGCGTCCTGGGCGTCCAGTTCACCGACATCACCGGGGCCGCGGGTGTCGCCTACACCGGCGGCGGCTCCCTGTGCGACGGGAACTGGCACCTCGTCGCGGTGGGCCTCGACCCGGCCTCGGGCACGAACACGGTGTGGGTCGACGGGGTGTCGGTGGCGACCGCGGCCGGTGTGGTCAGTGCCCAGGGTTTCTCCGTCGACACCCTCGGCGCCCTGGTGCTGCCGGGCAGCAACCGGTACAGCAACGGGTTCGTCGGCGACATGGCGTTCGCCGCGGAGGTGCCGCTGCTGCTCACTAACGCGCAGATGACGAACCTGTACAACTCCTGGCGTCTCGCCTCGTCCGGGGAGTCGTCCGGTGCCCGGGTGAACAGGGTGCTGACGTGGATCGGCTGGCCCGGCCAGGTCGCGGTGGACACCGGGTCGACGGCGAGTATGGGGCCAGCCACGGACCTCGCCGGTGCGACGGCGCTGGACGCGCTGAACAACATCGCCCTCACCGAGAACGGGAACTTCTACACCTCCAGCGCCGGGGTGCTGACGTTCAAGGGCCGGAACGCCCGGTACAACCAGGCGACGCCCGTGTACGTGTTCGGCGGCTCGCAGACGGCCGGGGAGTGGCCGTTCGAGTATGTGAAGTTCGGGTTCGACCCGTCGCACCTGATGAGCGACGTGCAGGTGACGCAGTACGGCGGGCCGACGGTCACGGCGTACGACGCCGCGTCGCGGACCCGGTCATGGCCGCGCGTCTACCAGCGGACGGTCAACACCACCAGCCTGCCGGAGGTCGCGGACGCCGCGAACTACCTGCTGTCGCAGAACAAGGTGGCGCGCCAGCGCGTCGACGTGCTGCGGCTGCACCCGTCGGCGGTGCCGGGGCTGTTCGCGGTGTGCCTGAACCTGGAGCTCGGGATGAGGATCCGGGTGAACCAGCGGCCGGTCGGCGCCCCGGCGCAGGTGTTCGACGGCTTCATCGAGAAGATCGAGTGGTCGTGGGATCCGAACGCCGGCGACGTGTGGGTGACGTTGCAGTGCTCGCCGGCGAACCTGGTGAAGTACTGGGTCCTGGCGGCGCTGCACACCACTCTGCACGCGCAGGCGAACGCCGGCGCCAACACGATCAGCATCAACGCCCTGCCGGACGCCGCCACGAACGTCCTGGCGTCGTCCCTGCCCGCGGGCTACCAGCTCACCCTGGACCCGGGAAATCCGGCGATCGCGGAGACGGTGACGATCGCCCCCGGCGGCATCCCGTCGACGACCGTCGGGTACGCCTCCGCGACGCTGACCATCGTCGGAACGCTGGCGCACACGCACCTGGTGAACGCGGTCGTGTGCGAGGCGCTGCCGGCAGGGCTGACGGACCCGGCGGCGTACGACTCGCTGTCGGTGCTGGGGGCCGCGGCGACGACGGTCAACGTCGCCGCGGGCGGGGCGTTCGCGGGCACGAACACGGTCACGATCAACGCGCTGCCGGACGCGAAGGTCAACCCCCTCGCGGCGTCGATCCCGCAGTCCTGGACGTTCTGGCTCTCCCCGGGCACGCCGAACTTCGAGGCCGTGACCGTGGCGGCGACCGGGGTGCCGGTGACCTATCCCGGCTGGGCGACCGCGACGCTCACCCTGACCGCGAACCTGGCGCACAACCACGCCGCCGGGGACATCGTCGTGTGCGAGCCGCTGCCCGCAGGCGACACCAGCCCGTCGCAGGTCCTGGCGACGACCATCCCAGCCTATTGATCATGGAGTGTTGACATGGGCCTGGCAGTGCCGATCCCCCGCACGTTCACGGTCGGCGAGACCGAGACCGGCGCGTACTTCAACGCGCTCCGCGACGCCGTCAACTTCCTGCTCAACCCGCCGGACTTCAAAGGCAGGCAGGCCACGCTCCAGACCACGGTCACCGCGACCTGGACGCCGATGAACCTCGACCTCACCGTCATCGACACCTACGGCGGCCACTCCAACGTCACCAACAACACCCGCTACACCGCGCAGGTCCCCGGAACCTATCTGGTATGGGGAGACCCGGCGTGGACCAATGCCGGGGCGGCGTGCCGGTTCGAGTCGGCGATCGCCAAGAACGGCACGATCGACATCGGATCGCCGCAGTTTCTAGTGAAGCCGACCACGGACTTCGGGGCGCTGCTCGCGGTGGCCCAGATCCCGATGGTGGTCGGCGACTATGTGGAGATCTGGGGCCGGCAGAACTCCGGGGCGAACCTGAACACGGCTCCGAACGTCGACCTGTGCCCGACGTTCAACGCCCTGTGGATCCACGCATGACCGGCCCGGGTGAGGGGGCTCCGGTGACCGCGGCACACGACCAGGCGGTGACGAACCGCTGCGTCATCCACTACCCGGACCACGCCCCGCGCGCCGACGACCCGCACTATGTCGACTTCGAGCACTACCGGCGCGAGCACGTCGACGCCGCGGTCTGCGCGTTCGCCGCGTCCCGCGGCGGGGACGCCTCGGAGTGCGAGGGCGGCCTGGAGCTGCACCACACGCATGTCGAGTTCGCGCTGATGAACGGCGTGGACCTGGCGCTGTTCGAACGCGACTACCCGGGTATCTCCACGCGCGACGAGCTCGGGGCGTGGATCGAGTCGGGGGCGAACCTGGAGTTCCTGTGCGCGAAGCACCACCGCGGGCACGGGGGCATCCATCATGCGGCGGCCGCGGACTGGGCCGCGGAGCAGTACGTCAGGGGGCTGATCTCGTGAACTGGCTCGCGCACGTCCTGGGCTTGGACAACGGCTCCGGCATGCCGTATCTGGCGTGGTCCGGTCCGGGCGCGGATCTCGGGGAGCTCGCGATCGTTGGCGGCATGGTGAACATGGCGCGGCGTCACAACTGCCACGTCAAGGGCTGTTGGCGGGTGGGGCGGCATCCGGTGGCGGGTACTGCCTGGACGGTGTGCGCGCGGCATCACCCGGAGGGTGCTCCGTCGGCCACTGACGTGAGGGGGATGCTGTGACCGTCTTCGGCCCTGACCTCTCGTCCTACCAGCACGGCCTCGACCTGTCCCGTCTGTCCGACGCGACGTTCGTGATCGCGAAGACGACGGAGGGCACGTACTACACGGACGCCGACTACCAGGGCTGGCGCCGCCAGGCCGCCGCGCTGGGCAGGCTGTTCGGCTGGTACCACTACCTGTCGACCGAGCCTGTCGCGGGGCAGGTGGCGCACACCAAGTCGAACGTGGGCGACGTCTCGCTGTTCGGCATGCTCGACGTCGAGAGCAGCTCCGGCAACCTCGCGCAGGTGCTCGCGTACGTCGACGCCGCGCACGCGGCCGGCCTGAACCTGCGGCTGGTGTATCTGCCGCACTGGTACTGGCAGCAGATCGGGTCACCCGACCTGTCGCCGCTGGCGGCGCGCGGGGTGCATCTGATCTCGTCGTCGTATCCGGGCGGTGCGGGGTCGCCGACGTCGCTGTATCCGGGCGACAGCGCCTCGGGCTGGGGCTCGTACGGCGGGATGACGCCGCTGCTGTATCAGTACACGAACCAGGCGTCCGACGGCGGCATGGCGTTGGACTACAACGCTTTCCGCGGTGCCGAGGCCGACCTGGCCGCGGTCCTCTACCAGCAAGGAGTACCGGGCATGTCCATCATTCCTCCGTCGATCGCTCAGAAGTGGCCGGAGCTGGCGTCCGAGTTCCCGCCGAACGGCGCGTACACCGACGAGGGCGCGACGATCTGGGCCGACGCCGGGGCGCGCGCTGCGGCGCTGTTCGCCAGGCAGGGCCGCGACGCCATCAACGCGCTGGCCGCGCACATCGGTGCGCCGATCCCGCAGCCGGTCGACGTGAACGCGCTCGCGGCCGCGCTCGCGCCGCAGCTGCACCCGTCGACGGACGTGCCGGCTCTCGTGGCGGCGCTGATCCCGCATCTGGCCGCCGGTGCGACGGCCGACGAGATATCGGCCGCGGTGACCGCGCGCATGGCCGCCGACCTTCAGAAGGGCTGAGGGCGGTGACTTCCGCACAGTTCGCGCACCGCCAGGCCCAGCTCGTCCGGGCGGTGCGGATCGCGGCGTTCCTGCTGCTGGCTCAGCCGGCCGTGGCCGCGTTGGTGTCGTCGACGCTGGTGCGGTATCCGCTGGCGGCCGCGGAGGTCGCGGTGCGGCGGGTGTACCGGGTGAAGCCGGTGCCGCCGCGCATCAGCCCGTCGACGCCGCCCGGTCCGGGCTCTTCGTAGAGCATTGACGGGAAGCGCGAGGCAAGAGCGGAGGCGCGGTGGATGAGCAGATGTCACGCCGGGAAGCCGAGCGGGCGTTCGCCGAGCACGGCCGCCGGATGGACGGCATCGAGACGCGCCTCACGGGTCTGGCTCAGGACGCGGTGATGGCCAACGTGTGGACTTTGGAGAACGGGCATCTCAGGGATCTGATCGCGAATGTCGAGTCCCGGTCGAAGGAGCGTCATGCCGAGATCCTGACGGCGCTGGAGGATCTGCGGCAGGGGATCACGCACCGGTCGGAGTGGACGTGGCAGCGCGGCATCGGCGTCGCCGGTGTTGTCGCGGTGATCATCGCGGCTTGGATCACGGCTGTGATCACGTCGAAGGGGATTCACTGATGACGGGCCGGTGGCCGCGGTCGGCGGTGTTCGTGTTCGTGTTGTGCGCGTTGGGTGTGCTGGTGCTGGGCTGGTATCTGATGGTCCAGAATCAGCGGGGCAGTGAGCAGCTCAGTGCGCTCAGGGCTCAGGAGTTGGCGCAGGGCAAGGTGGTCTCGGATCTGGCGTCGGGGCTGTCGCAGGCGCAGGGCCAGTTGAACGCGCACGGTATCAAGCCTCAGCAGCCGCCTCCGGAGGAGATCATTCAGCAGGGTGCTGCGGGTCCGCCTGGTAGTACTGGCGCTCAGGGTCCTGCCGGTCCTCCGGGTCCTTCGGGTGCGGCCGGTCCGTCGGGGCCTCCCGGTACTCCGGGAAGCGCCGGGCCTTCGGGTCCTTCCGGCTCGGCCGGTCCTCAGGGCTCTGCGGGTCCGGCTGGTGTCGATGGCGCGACCGGTGCTGCGGGTCCGCCTGGCTCGCAGGGTTCGCCTGGCGTGCCGGGTCCGACGGGGCCTCCGGGACCGCCGGGTCCTTCCGGTCCTGCGGGGCCTGCCTGCCCGTCTGGGTACTCGCCGACGCCGGACAGGGTCAACGGGCGTCAGGCGGTCCTGTGCGAGGCGACGTCCCCGACGCCGACGCCGTCTCCTACGTCCAGCTCGCCGCCGTTGCCGCTGCCGTTCGCGCGGCCGCGTACTGCCTCGCCGCCGACGGTCTCGCCTAAGCCTCGGCCTACGCCGCTCTCGCCCGGCCCGTCGCCGGGTCCGTCGGGGCTTACGCTGCCGCTGTTGTCGTTGCTGGCGCTGCCGGAGTGGCGTAAGAACTGAGCGAGTCGGCGCGGTAGTCTGGGCTCCGCGTTGGTCACGTAGGTCATAGGAACGGCCCCGCTTCCCTGCTTCGGCAGGGTGAGGCGGGGCCGTTTCGTCGTGTCCGGGCTACTCGCCGGCGGCCTGGCGGAGCTTGGCGCGTTCGGCTTCGACGGCGAGTTCGCGTGCGGCCTGTGCGGCCGGGGTGGGCCGCATGCATGCGGTGAGGATGAGGCCGAGCGGGCCGAGTAGGAGGCCGAGGGTGAAGCCGCCTGCGGCGCTGCCTTTGCCGCTGCCGATGGCGGCGGAGATCATGGCGATGATCAGCCAGCCGAAGAGTATCGGAGCGATTTGGTCCATGGTTCCCCCTGGTGTCGTTGTCACTGGTCACCGGGAGGTTACGCCCCGTGGCGCCGTGATCGCCAGGGGTGGCGTCAGTCGGCGAGTTCGCGCGGCGCCCGGCGTTCCGCGGCGGGGATCGTCAGGATCCGGCGTGCGCGGCTGCCGCGCCACCGTTCGCGCCGCGTCAGGGGCCTGTCTACCGGGCAGTAGCCGAACCAGCCGTCGCCGCCGACGGCCGAGCGGGTGACGAACAGCGCGAGCCGCAGACGCTTCCTAGCCGCAGTCACTGGGCTTGACCTCCTGTACGTCGCCGGTCTTGTCGACGACCTGGGTGATGCTCGTCGGGCTGACGATGTCGATCCGGATGTGGAGCCGCCAGGAGCCGGGGATGCAGGCGGCGGTGACGAGGTTGAACCGGATCGTGGTCTCCGGGATGGCGTCGATGAACTTGGTGTTCTGGTTCTGCCAGGTGCCGTTGACGAGGCGCTGGAGTTCCATCGTCAGGTCGTGGCGGCGGGGCGGGATGGAGCAGACGGTCTGTAGCGTCGCTTTCACTGACGCTCCTGGCACGATACCGGTCGGGGGTGGGAAAAACCGGGCGAGACACGTATTGTCGCCTCCGGCCGGGCTTATCGGGGGTGCGCCGCCGGCGCCTCCCGTCGTCCCTGCGCTGGTGCCGCCACCGCCGGTCGTGCCGCCCGTGGTGCTGGTGAAGCCGCCGGAGCTCCCGTTGCTGGCGATGCCGCCGCATGCGGTGAGGGCGACCGTCAGTGCGAGAGCGGCCGATGCCGCGTATATCCGAGTCCTCATATGCCGAGAGGTATCACCCCGGTCCGACAAGCTTGCACAGGCAGGTCCGTCTACACTGACCGCGAACCCCCCAACGCCATGGAGGTGCACATGAATCTCGATCAGGATGACTGCCGGGACCGCTTCACCGCGGCTCGCCGAGCCCAGCTGGCGACGGCCGACGCGGACGGCCGACCGCACATCGTGCCGGTGACCTACGTTGTTGACTCCGCCGACCGCGTCTACATCGCCATCGACTCCAAGCCCAAGCGGCAGGGCAAGCTCAAGCGGATCAGCAACATCGAGGCCAACCCTTCCGTTGCGCTGCTCGCCGATGAGTACGACGACGACTGGTCGAAGCTGTGGTGGGTCCGGGCCGACGGCTCCGCCCGGATGCTGACCGACGAGGAGGGCTGGTCCGGGCTGCTCATGCTGTTCCAGGAGCGGTATCCGCAGTATGTCGCCGACGTCCCGCAGGGACCGGTGATCGAGGTGACGGTGGAGCGCTGGAGCGGTTGGCAGTTCGCCGATGCGCCCGCGTAGCGTGCTCCCATGACGTCGACCGTCCAGCCGTATCGGCAGATCGCGACGAGCCTGCGCGACCGCATCCTCAGCGGGGAGCTCGGTCCCGGCGCGGTGCTGCCGTCGGCCAACGACCTGGCCCGGGCGACCGGCCACGCCCGTGCGACTGCCGCGAAGGCCTTGGAGTTGCTGCGCGGCGAGGGGCTGATCGTCACGTCGCAGGGTGCGCAGGCCCGGGTGCGGATGGCACCGACTCTGACGCACACGGCGACCGGGGAGAACTTCCGCAACCGGCAGCGGAGGTCGGCGGCGGCGAACGACGTCGCGGAGGCCGCGCTGCAGGGGCATCAGGGCCGTAACGAGCTGCTGCGCGTCGGCGACGTCCTGGCACCGCGGGAGGTGGCGGAACTCCTGGGCGTTCCGGCCGGGACGGTGGTCGTCGAGAGGGCGCAGCTGCACCGGGTCGACGGCAAGCCGATGAAGACGATGACCTGCTACTTCCGCCAGGGGCTGGCCGCGGGGACGCCGCTGGCCGAGCGCAGGCTCATCCGGGGCGGCGTGTCGCGACTGTTGGAGGATCCCGACGGGCCGTTCCGCCGGTCGATCGCCTCGATGGACGAGATCGTCATACCGCGTCCGCCGCTGCCGGATGAGGCGGAGCTGCTGTGTATCCCGGAGGGCGTGTCGGTGGCATACGTGCTGCGGACCACGTACGACATCTCCGGTGAGGTGTTGGAGGTGCTTGCCTCGGTGCTGCCTGGCGACCGCTATCGGCTGCGGTATGTGGTGCCGATTCCGCCGAGGCGTTGACCTGGCAGTTCCCTGCGGTCCCCGGTGCGTGTTGCCGGGGACCGTTTGCGTTCGGTGCGCTATGGGTTGCGCTGAGGCACTGATCGGGCCTAACTTGCATGTGCAAGTTACCCGATCGGATCAGGGAGCTGCCGTGTCAGAGCTGGACGTCATCGAGCCCGACAGCGCGCTGGAATACGACTGCGCGCTGTGCAAGGACTGGAGCACGATCGTGGAGACGAACGGCGACTGGGAGGTCATCACGCCGGAGTTTCCGTGTCCGCGCTGCCGGCGCGACGAGTGGCGGGTCTGGCGGGCGGTCCAGCTGTCGACGCCGGGGCAGCTCGTCCTGGTCGGGCCGTCCAGGATCCGCCACCGCGTCGTGCTGCCCTCGCACGTGGGCCTGGAGGGCGAGGAGTCGATCCAGCCGTGCCAGCCCGAGCCGGGCAAGTCGTGCCACGAGGTGGTGCTGGTGCGCCCGGACGCCGGGGGTGAGGCGTCGTGGGTGAGCGTCGATGACGTGCTGGTCGGCATCGAGCCCGCGGCAGGGTACTGACCGCTCCGCGGCCCCGGCACGGGTAGTCCGAAAGTGGGAAATGCTCGCGCTACCCGTAGACGAGAGGGCCTTGTAGTGGTTCGATTGGGGTCGGTTAGTTGACGGTTGAAATTAACGCGCGTGGAACATTGACCAGGTAAGGGCTGAGCGGCGCGCAGGGCGTCGTGATGGGTGAGACGCCGGGGTGAGGTCCATGCCTCTCCGAACGCCCCGGTTGGGAAGGCCTCCGCGGCAGGCGGGGGCTGTTCCATGTTCGGGATTAGGTCGAGGTAATTCAGGTCAGCACCGTTATGATGTGCGTAGCTGCTGGCCAAGGCCGGGCTTCTGGCCTACACCGCTAACCGGTCGGAAACTCCGCGAGTTCCTGGACCAGATCTCGCCCGAGGACTTCGGGGCTTAGGCAGGTCAGACCCCGTATACGGTGATCGTCCGGCGTTCCGGATCAGGCCTACACCGTATGAGGTGAAGGAATTCGGCCCCGGAGCCGCCGACGATCAGCTACCGTCGCCATCATCCGACGCGAGGAGGAGTGATGGCGACATCGTGGCCTGATCCGGGCGTGCTCCTGCCGTCCTGGCAGATCCACCTGAGGGCCGAGCACAAGACCGCGGGGACCCTGAAGACCTACAGCAAGAACCTTCTCGCGTTCGCCGCGTGGTGCGCGGCCAACGGCCGGCCGCCGGCGCTGGACAAGCCCACGGTGAAGGAATTCCTGGCCGACACCCTGGAGCGCGGGGAAGCCACGACGGCGCGCGCCTACCTGGTGGCGCTGAAGTCCTTCGCCCGATGGGCCGCGGAGGAGGAAGAGATCCCCTCGAACGAGGTCGCCGGCATCTCGCCGCCCAAGCTGTCCGAGAAGGTGCTGCCGCCGTTCTCCGAGGACGACCTCAAGGCTCTGCTGAAGGCCTGCGACGGCAAGCGGTTCATGGACCGCCGCGACGAGGCGATCATGAGGTTCCTGCTGGACACCGGCGCGCGCGCCGAGGAGGCGGTGAGCCTGCCGATCGCAGACCTGAACATCGGCAAGGGCGAGGCGAAACTGCTCGGCAAGGGCGACAGGGAGCGCATGGTGGCTTTCGGCGACCGCACGGCGCGGTCGCTGGACCGGTACGTCAGGATGCGCCGGCAGCACCCCCTCGCCGCCGAGCCGAGGCTGTGGCTGTCAGCCCGGCAGAACGCGCCGACCGAGGGATTCACCTACAGCGCGATGTGGAAGGCCCTCGGCAAGCGCGCCAAGGCGGCCGGGGTGGACGGCTTCCACCCGCACCGGCTCCGGCGGACGATGTCCGACCGGTGGCTGGACGCCGGCGGCTCGGAGTCCGGGCTGATGGCGGTGGCCGGCTGGGTCGATCCGGCGATGGTGCGCCGGTACACGAACGCCAGGGCGGGGCAGCGGGCGCTGGACGAGTCCAGGCGCCTGGGGATCGGGGACGTGTAGGGGGATGTTGAAGGGGCGCGGCCAGACCAGGCCGCGCCCCTTTCGCCACGCTAGTTGCTGACGGGCGGCTTGGCGATCTGTGCGACGAGGACGGCGTGGGCGCCGTCTCGGGCGGCTCGGTCGCCGTCCAGCGCATCCTCGCGGACCACGCAGGTCGCCGTGCCATCGGGAAGGTCGCAGCCGAAGGCCAGTATGTTCGGCCCTTGGCTGGCGATGATGAGGTGTGCTTGCGGTGCGCTTTGGTGCATTGGCTCCCCCAGCGGGATATCCCCGAGATCGAGGTCGCCTCTCCGAAGTCCCGACAATGCCACTGTGAGGGCTGGGGCGCTAGGGGTTCGGGCCGTTCGGTCCGACGTCTGATATCAGCGGGCGTCGTTGGCGGGGGGGAGTAGGCCTTCCTCGCGGAAGAGTTCGACGGCGAGCTTCTCGGCTTCCAGCACTTCGCTGATGGGTGTGCCGGGGACGACGGCGACGAATACGCGGCGGATGACGTTGCTGACAAGTTCCACGGTGTCGCTGACGCGCTCGCGGGTGAAGCCGTAGTCGGAGTCGTCGAGCAGCCGCGGCTCTCCTCCTTCGAGGACTTCGCGTGCGCTTCGGGGAGCCCAGCCGAGGGCTTGTTCTATGACTGCGAGGCTTGCTGGTAGCTGGCTGAAGCGTCGTGCCCCTTCGAGGTTCTTCACCGTCGTTCGCGTGACGCCGGCGGCGGTGGCAAGGTCTTGCTGGCTCATTTCGAGCACTCGCCGCCGAGCACGGATCGCCGTGGCGAGGCGGTCCCAGTCTGCATCCATGCGGACATCATGCCGCAGGTTGGGCAACCATGGGCAACCGGGCTGAGCAGGTTGACCTAAAATTGACCGATTAGAACACCTGTTCGAGTCCCGGCCGAGTGGGCCATTTCCGCAGATGGACCGTGGTTGCCCACACAGTTGACCAGCAGATTGCCCACATGTCTTGCGAGTGGGCAACCATTGCCCTATGGTTGCCCTATGAGTGCGAACGGACAACGGATTCGGGACCTCCGAGAGGCGAAGCTTCTGGGTCTCCGAAAGCTCGCGGACCTGGCGGGGGTTCATCGCAGTTACCTGTCGCGCCTTGAGCGCGGCATGAAGGGAGCCACTCCCGAAACCCTCGACAAGATCGCTGCGGGGCTCGACGTCCCGGTCGCGGAGATAACCGACCCGGAGTCGTCATGACCCCGGCCGAGAAGTCCCTCGCGTCCCGTATCGGCGCCCACACGTCATGGGCGAACACCCCCAACCGCAACGCGCGCATGGCCCCAGCACGCGCCGGGTTCATGGCCAAGTTCGAACGCCAGGTCGACCCGGACGGCGTCATGGACCCGGCCGACCGCGCCAAGGCCGCCGAATCGGCGATGAAGGCCCACATGTCGCAGCTTCGGCTGATCCGCATGGCCAAGAGCACGGCGCGCTAACGCAAGTGCGCTCGCCCCGTGACCACGAGACGAGCGCAAGGCGACCGCCGCAAGCAGTCGCGATCAACCACCTGAGTCACTCAACGAGAGGTGATCGACCAACATGAAAACCCTACACCGACACAAGCCACCCGAGCAGCCCCCGAAGCATTCGCGCGTCTGCGCCGCTGTCGGCTCGGCGCTGCCCGACCCGCGCCTGAAGCTGATCAGCTTCGACGACATCCGCTCCCAGCCCGATCCGGACTGGTCCCGGCCCACCGCCGACGCGAGCCGCGAGCAGGCCTACCGTGACGCCGACGACGCGTACCTTGCGTTGCACCCGTCCGCACGGACCACGGTCGAGGAGAACCTGACCGCGATCGCCGCGACGTACCCGGCGCTGCCCGACTGTACGCCGCTGCTGATGCGCATGGCCGTCGACAACGCGATCGCCGCGATCCTCGCCGAGGTGACGCTGTGAACGCGATCACGATGCCGCACGTCGCGGCCACGTTGTTCGGCGAGGGGCCGTGGTACGCCGCCCACTCCACGCTCGTCGCCGAGCCCGACGCCCGCAACGTCATCTGGCTCGCGGCGCCCGAGCTGCCCGACGAGGGCTTCCGCTGGGCTGAGGACTTCGAAGTCGCCTCGCAGCACATCACCCTCACCGATGCGGCGCTCGCGGAGCTGCTGTTCTGCTCGGTCATCGACCCGGCCAACACCGACATGGTGATCCGTGCCCGCGAGCTCGTGTTCACACAGCTCGCCGTCTGCCGCTGCAACCTGTCCGCCTGCGCCGAGCAGATCGGCCAGGAGTACGGCGAGCACCCGGAAGCCACCGCCCGCCGCATGAACTGGTGTCTGACGATCGCCGAGCAGCTCGTCGGGAGTGAGTCCTGATGGGCGCGTACTCCGACCTCGACATCGCCGTCAGCGAGGACATCGTGTCCCGGCTGCGCGCCGATGCCGCGCGCTCCCGCCGCTGGGCCCGGCTCTGGCTGCGGCTGTCCGGCCACGGCTGGCGCGCCGCCCGGCACGTCGAGCGCGCCTGGCGCCTGGACCACCTCGCGCTGTTCATCGAGCAGGCCGCGCCGTTCGCCGCCCTCGAAGCCGCACGCGGCGCCTACTCCGCGTGGAACGCCGAGATCCGTGCGGGTGACGACGGCGACGCCGTCCTGCTCGCCGCGATCGCCGACTTCCGCGACGACTTCCTGGAAGGGCCGACCTCATGACCACGCACGACAGCGCTGTCCGGTACGTGACCGGGTCGCTTCGGGAGCACGTCGAGAACTGCCGCGTCCTGGCCGAGGCCAAGGTGGGCAGCGAGCACGGCCACTGGGGCGAGGTCGCCCGGCTGTGGGCGCTGCTCGCAGACGGTGCCGCCAGCGGCCTGTTCACGCTGCTCGACATGGGCGTGGACATCGGCGAGCTCATCGAGCGTGAGGTGACGCTCCGCGCTCTGGCCGCCGACATCGTCGCCGAGACGCCGATCAGGGCCGCGGGCTCCGCGCGTCTGCTGGCCGCGATGGCCGAAGCCGACTACGACCTCGGCCCCGAGCCCGTGACCGCGTTCGAGCTCTTGGCTGACGCGCCCCTCGCGGCCGACGTCGACACGGCGGGGGCAGACCAGTGACCGCCGACGAGCTCGACGCTGCTATCCGCGGCGACGTCCGCGCCGAGGCCGCCATGCGCGCCGACCAGTACGCCGAACAGGCCGCCATCCGCCACGACGCCCGGCTCTCCGCCATGCAGCACCGGTTCTGGCTGCGCCTCGTCGGCGTCATCGACGGCATCTACCTGCCCACCCCCGGCGACCTCACCGTGATCGCCATCCTCGCCGCAGACGTCCGCGCACGCCTGAAGGCCGAAGCCCACTACGAGGCGCAGCGCGCCCGCATCTACGCCGCGGAGGGATCCACAGCATGACCACCACCACCGACAGGACCGTCACGCTTCAGGCCCGCGCCGCCGCCGCACTCGTGGCCATCCTCGCCAAGCCCGGACTGCCCGAGGCCAACTGGCACCTCCACCGCGAGGACCTCGGCGCGGTACTGGACGGCCAGCTCCGCGAGAGCCCCGCAGGCGACGCCCGCGCCGCCGTCGACACCTACGCCGTCGCCCTCGGCCTGACCCCGCAGAAGGACGAGCCCATGGGCCACGGCCCCGGCGGTTTCACCCACGTCAGCGCACGCGGCGAGTTCATGGGCGCCACCGTCGAGATCTGGTGCGCCGCAGACAAGGGAGGACGGCGATGAACGAGACCGTCCCCGCCGAGGAGCAGGTCGCACCGACGCGTGCGACCGAGTTCACCGCGGCCGAACACGCCATGCTCGACGCACTCGGGGCCGCCCCCGATCGCGGCGCCCGCGCGCTGCTGTTCCGCGAGATGGTTCGTACCGGCCTCGACCCCTTCGCCCGCCACATCTACATCCAGGCGAAGAAGGACAAGCAAGGCCGCATCATCAGCTTCGGCATCGAGACCTACATCGACGGCTTCCGTGTCGTCGCCGCGACGCAGCCGACGTATCGCGGACAGACCGCAGTCCAGTGGTGCGGTACCGACGGGCAGTGGCGCGACATCTGGGTCGCGCCGGAGAAAGACTGGCCGTATGCCGCCCGCGTCGGCGTCTACGTCGACGGATACCGGGAGCCGATCTGGGGGACCGCAATCCTGCGCGAGTACCGCCCCGCCGGCGGCGCCACGTTCATGTGGGACAAGATGCCGTCCCTGATGATCGGCAAGGTTGCGGAGGCGCTTGCGCTGCGCAAGGCCTACCCGGCCAAGCTGAGCGGGATCTACACCAACGACGAAATGGCCCAGTCCGCGACGGCGGACGAGCCGCAGCGCCTGGCGCAGCAGCAGGACCGCGACGCTGAGACGCCTGACCGTCCGGCGCAGCGTCAACAGGGGCGTGTCGAGGACGAGTGGACGACCCCTGTACCCCCGTCCGCCTCCAGTGAGCAGTTCGCGGACATCCTTGGCGGCTTGACTGTGGTGCGCGGCATCACCGATTCCGTTGCCAAGGCCGCCGCTGTCTGCGCCATGGTCGGCCGCGAGATCACTCACCCTTCGCAGATCACTGCCGCCGAGGCTGAGACGATCCTGGCCACGCTGCGCGCCGAGCAGGAGGCCAAGCAGTCCCCGAAGGCGACGGACCGCTTCACGCCGGACAACCCCGGCATCACCCGGCCGCAGATGACGATGTTGCATGCCACGTTCGGCGAGAAGGGCATCACCGACCGGGCCGACAAGCTCGCGTTCGCCGCCCGCATCATCGGACATCCGTTGGAGTCTTCCGAGCACCTGACGAAGGCCGAGGCGCACAGGGTGATCGACGCGCTGAACACGGGCGAGATCCCGCGCCAGCCCGACCCGACGCCGTTCGCGCTCCTATCCGACCGCATCAAGACCGCGCCGACCAGCGACGCCCTGGCCGACGTCACCGAGGCCGCGTGGACGGCGAAGGGCAACGGCGCGCTCACCGACGCCGAGCACGCCGCGCAGATCCGCGAAGCCCGAGAAGCGGTGCCCGCATGAGCGCCTTCGAGCTCGTCAACGACCCGGCACCCGGGAATCCCACCACCTACAACGACAGCTGCAACTGCCCGGCCGCAGGCAGCGGACAGCCCGTGCTGCTGTCCATCGACGCGGGCTCGATCGACATCATCTGCGCGGGCTGCCGCCGATCCCTGGAGTTCCTGGACGACCCGGAGCTGGTCAGCTCCGACGAGATCCCGATGACGCTGACCTACCACGACACCAGCATTCATTGCCCAGAGGTCGAGTACGACGGGTACTGGCAGTTGACACAGCGCGCGACCGGCGCCACCCCGGACGGTGCCGCGTGAGCGCCGTGGCGCGGGCCGTGTCGTGGACGCAGGAGCGTCTCGACGCGATCGCCGCCATCGACGCCCGACGCGCTGCCAAGCGACGCACCCTCGGCACAGCCCTCGCTGACGGCCCCGCAGTCGTACGCATCGAGTACGCGTTCGACCACGGCGGCCGCCGCATCCCGCACCTCACCGCCTGGTCCACCGAGCCCAAGTGCTGGCGCGTCCCCCTGGACGAGAAGCAGGAGGCTGCGATCCTCGCCGAGGTCCACGACCGGCACCCGAACGTGGACTGGCGCGTCGACCACGACTACCACCTCGCCGACGGCGCCCTGTACGCCGCACCCGACGTCATGGACAACCGCGGGGGCATCCCCGAACACGACCGGTGTTTTGGAGGGGGACCACCGGTCTACCTCGCGGCCAGATCGGAGGCGGATCGATGATTCACATCTCGGTGGAAGAACGCTTCTGGTCGAAGGTGCAACGTGGCGGCGTCGATGAGTGCTGGCCCTGGACGAAGGAGTGCAACAGCGCAGGCTACGGCCGCTTCCGGCTTGGCCGCGTCGCGGGTCAGTCCAGGAGCGTCCAAGCTCATCGCTTTGCGGCCGAGACTGCGACCGGGGAGCGCATTGGTCCGGGACTCCTCATTCTTCACTCCTGCGATAACCCGCCATGCTGCAACCCGGCCCACCTGCGGCCTGGCACGGCGAAGGACAACGCCGCCGACGCCATAGCCAGGGGGCGCCTTCGCCCGCTGCCCTATGAGAAACAGCAGCGCGGATCGGAGCGTCCGGCAGCCGTCCTTACCGAGGAAGACATTCCCGAAATTCGGATGCGGCTACGGCGAGGTGACAAGCAGCGGGACATCGCAGCGGCATATGGCGTCACGCAAAACGCCATAAAGGTAATTAACCTACGCAAGGGGTGGAGTCACGTCCCGGATCTGATCGCGCCTGACACGGAGAAGGTTAAGACCCGCGAGCTCCAGCCATGTGGCACTGCGGCCGGATATCAGCGGCACCGAAAGCGCGGCGAGAAGACCTGTCCCGACTGCAAGGCCGCAATGGCCGCCTACAAGCGCGACCGCGATCCTCGCCGGCGCCACGACCTGCTGCCCGTGTACCTGCCCACCCCGACCACGAACGGAGCTGCATCGTGAGCCGCAGACTCACCGCCATCGCGATCTACGACGGTGCCGTAGGCGCCGCGATCGCCGTCACGACCGTCGGGGTACGCCTGGCGCCCGGCAGCCTCCCGTACCTCGCCGCGTTCGTCGGCGGCTGCGTCGCCGCTGCTGTCGGCTCGGTGTGGACGTTCGTGTACGGGGCCGCGGTGGCCTGGCAGGCAGGGCGGGAGTTCGCTCTGCGCCGCGGCTGGTCCGGGGAGTGCCGTCATCTGCGGCCGTCGCCGCGCCGCTGGGTCGCGCCGGCGAACCCGGCGCCGTCGCCAGCCGAGACCACCGTGCGGTTCCCGTCGCCGTTCGCGGACGCCGGGGACGGCTACCTGGACCCGGAGCGACATCCGGCCCATGCGGCACCGGCGACTGATTTCGTCGCCTCCTGATCCGCCGGGCAGCGGACCGTACCCCGCTGCCCGGTGCTAGACGGCTCGCCGCTGCCGACCCCCTGAGGCGGCGGCGAGCCCGGTCCCTCCGCGGGAGCTAAGGCCGTTACGACGCGGAGGGACCCCACAAACGCCCGCAAGGGCTGCACGAAGCCCGTCTCCGCCCCGCCATGCCGGGACCGCGGAGACGGGCCACAAACCGCCGGGAAGCCGTACCGCAGCGGCCGACCGGTGAGGGTCCGGAGACGTCGGAGGTCGCCGCCGGGCCTGCACGACCGCAGAGGCGAGGTGACAGCGCCAACGCGAAGGACCGGCGCCGGTGGAGGTGGGGACCACCCCGGCGCCGGTCAACCCAACAGAACACGACGACAGGACACGAACATGACGACGCAAGCCCTGACGGTCCTCACCTGCAACGGCTGCGGCTCCGAAGCCGACAACCGCTTCCCGATCGAGGAGCCCGACGACATCGAGCCCTGGATGCACGCCAACGGCTGGCAGGACCTCGACGGCCGCGACCTGTGCCCCGCCTGCGTGATGGATCACGACGCTGCGGGCCGGCCATGACACGCCTCACGGAACACCGGCCGGAAAACGGCCACAACGACTCCAAGCTGCACCTGCGCCTGGCCGACTTCGACTCCATCGGCCCGGTCGTCGACGACACGCCGGCGGTGAAGCGCGCGGCTACCGCGACCGTCCGCCGCGTCGTCGCCGGCCGCGGCGAGCAGCAGCTCCTGCTGCGGATGCTGTACCAGAAGCAGTTCCCCCGGCGGCCGCTCGGAACGGTGGAGCAGGCCAACGCCGCGAAGCGCGGCCGGGCATGAGCCCGCGCGCCTCGTGGCGGCGTTGGCGCGACGCTGCCCGGGACCGCCGGGTCCGCGAGCTCACCGCGGACGTCCTGGCCCTCGGCGCGGAGCCCCGAAAGACCTGGCCCGGAACCGCGTTCCGCGTCGCCGGAGGCGGCCTCTGACCCACCCGCCGCCTAGCACTTAGACCGACAACCACCAGAAAGGCGGCACCCCTGTGAACCACCCGAGTCCCCCCGCAAAGCCCTGATACATGGACCACGAACCGATGGACAAGGACGACTGGCTCCGCATCATCCGCCGGTCCGAACTGTCATTCACCACGAAGGGAATCGCCGTGTACCTCGCGATCTTCGCGGATCAGGACGGCAGCCAGGTGCGCCCAGGCGAGGAGCGCGCGGCCGGCGAGCTCGACCTGACGACGCGCTGCGTCCGCGAGCACATGGAGATCCTCCGGAATGCCGGCCTGATCGAGCGCGTGAACCGCGGAACTGCCGTGCGCGGGCGCGCGGACAAGTACCAGCTGACGTGTCCGGGCGCGGGCCACGAGCCGGTGCCGATGCGGTTCGATCCGGACGGGAACCGTCTGACGCCGGTGCGGCCGGTTCGGAAGCGGGCGAAGAAGGCCGCGGACCCGGCCGTGGGCGAGGACGTTACCGGAACCCCGGTGCCGGAAAGCGAGGACCTTACCGGAACCGGGGTTCCTGTGGATAACACGGTTACCGGAACGACGGTTCCTGTGGATGACGCGACTTACCGGAACGGGGGTTCCTCTAATCAGGATTGGTTAGCGGACGCTTACCGGAACCCCGGTTCTGACTTACCGGAACCACTAAGCACGGTTACCGGAACCGGGGTTCCTCCCACCAACCAAACCAACCATGACCACCCAATAAAACCCGCTGGGTCACCTCAGGCGAGTACCTCACCTGATGCCCCGACGGCGACCAAAAACGATCACGAAGTGGTGTTAGCCGAGACGATCACCGTCACCGACGACGAATACGCCGCCGCACGCTCGACCCTGCGCGAACTCCCCGACTTCGGCATGGGATTCCGGGACCAAGCCCTCGCCTCCCTCGCCACCCTCGGCATCCACGACCCGCCGCTGCGCCTCGTCATCGTCCGGGCCGCCGCCATCGCCACACGACCCGACCCGACCACCTGACCCGCAGAACCCTGCGACAACCGAGAGGAACCCGATGTACGACTACGTCGACGTCACCACCCAAGCCGAACTCAACGCGGCCATCGCCGCCGGCAACTACCCGCACATCACGGACAACGGCAGCTACGAGATCCCGGCGAGCTGCCCGCGAGGGCACATCATCAAAATCTCGGACTCCTCGACGCCGCGCATCGTGACCTGGGGCTCCTCGACGCCGCGCATCGAGACCAGGGACTCCTCGACGCCGCGCATCGTGACCTGGGGCTCCTCGACGCCGCGCATC